CACAAAAACTCAACGCTGCAATTTCACTGAACCTGGAGGTTGAATGTTTCCGTCATGACGAAAGGATCACCGAAGCCGTTGCATCTTGCGGTCGTCGATGGATCGGCGTCGATTAATCCTGGACGATATGCGTCGAAGAACGAACGGATCAACGATGATTTGAAGATCGGTCCGCCCGCACCGTGGATCGTAATTAATGAACGATACCTTCGTTTGTGGATGTGGATGGTTGGGATCGGCACATGGTTGACCGAAGCTGATCGTCTGTCCATGGAACTTGGTTGCAGGATGACCATCGAATCCGAGGATTATCCCGCCGACACTAAGCTGGCCATGACACAAATGCGCATTCTAAAGGAATTGGGAATGACGCCCCTGTCGCGCGGCCGCACGTCGTCAGGAAAGACGATGTCCAAGCCCGGCGGGTGGAAGCCGTGACCATCCGGACCGCCTGTCGCATCGCGATGTTCATCGTTGCGTCGTGGATAGCCGGTCAGATTTTACTAGTCGCCTACGATGCCGGATTTCGATCGATCGGTATCGTTCCCGCCATCGTTCGATCGATAATGGAAACCCGCCAATGATTGGTTATCTCGACGTTACCTTGGATTATATGATGACCGTCGACATCCGCGACGTTCTTCCGCGCAAATGGAAGGTGATCGGCAGTTTGCCGACAGCCTCGAACCATCTTCGCTTGGTCATCACCGACACCGACAACGAACGTCACAATGGTTTCGCCTTTCATTTGAAGCGTATGAAAATGACCGTGGTCGACGACGGCGACACGCGGACGGTCAAGGTCGAGGTCGACGACACGCCCGGTCTGTATGCCCGACCCAAGTCAGCCGGCGAGGTGGCGTCATGATTGGCTTGCTCGACGTCTCGGCGGAAAAGCTCCGCGACCTTCCGGTCATCCTGCCGACGAACTGGCGCGTGATCGGGTCCGCCCGGTGCGAGCGCTACGGCGACGTCCGGCTGATCGTGTCGAACAATGTCAGCGACCAGATCCCGGCCGGGCACGCGGTGATCCCGCTGCTGACCCTCACCGCCCGCGACGCCCGCGACGTCCGTACGTTCACCCTGGAAATCGCATGACCGACCGGCGAGGCGAGGCGATGACCGAGATCGTCACCAGCTACCGCGAGTTGCGGAAGGCATGCAGTCGGCTGGAGAAGCTTTTGCAGCGGATCACCGACGCCGATGACCGCGCGCTGACCGACAAGGACCTGAAGCGCCTCGACAAGGCGGTCACGGTGATGAAGGTCGGCTTCAAGATCGTGAAGAAGGTTAGCGGCGCAACCAAACGCGACCCGGCGCCGCAGTGTGACGTGTGCCGGACGCCGTTGGGCGTCGGCTGGTGCTCGGCATGTTCCGCCGAGGAAGACGCCCGCGACGACGCAAGCCGCCCTGTGACCATCCTGGGGGCTTCTGGAGGCATGCCCGAATGACGAACGGACACCGCATCGACGTCGGGACGATCTGGCGAGAGGTCCAGGCGAACACCGCCCGGCTGATCGCCTGTCCGCGTCACCGGTTCCCGGACCGCACGGAATTCGGCCAGCGGTGGACCTGCGCGGCGTGTGGCGGCCTGCTCGACGCCGGCGACGTCCTCGCCTACTGTCGAGGCTTCAAAGCCGCCGGCGGCGATCCTCGGGTCATCTGGGCACCGTTCGAGACATGAACATGCACGCGCCATTGATCCAGGAACCGGCGACGGTGTCGGAATTCCTCGGCGCGGGCGCGCCGCTCGACCCGGTGACGCTTTATGCGATCCTGGTGCTGACCGGCGCCGAGGTGGCGGGTCCGTATGTCCGCATGGCGTGCCAACGCCATCTGAACGACCTGAAGTACGGCGGCGGGCGCGGGTTGTGGTTCGACCAGGAAGCGGCCGCCCTGGTCTATGAGTTTTTCGAGAGCCGGCTTCGGCTTGCGGAAGGTCAGTTCGATGGCCAGCCGTTCCGGCTCCACATCTCGCAATCGTTCATCATCGGGTCGATCTATGGGTGGAAGCGGAAGAACGACCAAGGGAAGGTCGTCCGCCGGTTTCAGCGCGCATACATCGAGATGGGGAAGGGCAACGGCAAGTCGCCGATGGTCGGCGGCATGGGCCTTTACGGCATGCTATGGGACCGCGAGCCGGGCGCGCAGATCTATTCCGCCGGCGCGACCTATGATCAAGCGTCCATCCTGTTCAACGATGCCGTGAAGATGGCGCGCGCGGTCCCGGAATGGAACGACGAAGACGACCCGCTGATCCAGTACGCCGGGAACCAGAAGGTCTACAACATGGCGGTGATCCCCCCGCCGCAAAGCCTGTCGTTTTTCCGGCCGATCAGTCGGGAAAAGTCGCGATCCGGATCGGGTCCGCGCCCGCACATGGCCTTGTGCGATGAGCTTCACGAACATCCGGACGGCGGCGTGATCGAGATGCTGGAGCGCGGATTTAAATTCCGCCAGCAACCGTTGCTGATCATGATCACGAACAGCGGGTCCGACCGTAAGTCCGTGTGCTGGGCCGAACATGAACACGCGGTCGCGGTGTGCGAAGGCAACGTCGAGGACGACAAAACCTTCGCCTATGTCTGTTCGCTCGATGAAGGTGACAAGCCGCTCGACCAGCCGGAAACGTGGAAGAAGGCGAACCCGCTGCTCGACGTCACGATCACCGAAGAATACCTTCGCGGCGTCGTGAAGCAGGCCAAGGACATCGCCGGCAAGCAAAACAACATTTTGCGGCTTCATTTTTGCGTTTGGACCGACTCGGCGACCGCCTGGATCAGCCGGAAGAAATGGGAAAGTTGCGAAGACCGGACGCTGAAGATCGAGGACATGCGCGGGCGCAAGGCGTGGGGCGGGCTCGACCTGTCGCAAACCAAGGACTTGACCGCGACCGCCTGGGTTTTCGAGGATGGTCACAAGCTGGTCGAGAACCGGAAGACGCCCGGTCAGTTCATCACGAAGCCGTGTTACATCCTGTTCGTTCGGAGCTACACGCCGGAAGAAACCATGCTGGAGCGCGCCAAGCTCGACCGAGCGCCTTATGACCAATGGGTCGAGAAAAAGCACATGGTCGGGACGCCGGGGCCGGTGATCCGCCTGGACATCGTCGCCGACGACCTCGCCGAGGACGTGAAAATGTTCGACGTCCAGGGCGTCGCGTATGATCAATATCTGATCCGTGATTTCGAAAAGGATTGGAACGACCTCAACCCGCCGGCGTGCAAATTCCACGACCATCCGCAAGGCGTGAGCTATCGCCGCGACAGCGACCTGTTCATGCCGCGATCGGTCGACAAGTTCGAAACGCTGTTGCTAGAGGGTCGTTTGCGGGTCCATGTGAATTTCCCGCTCCGGACGGCCGTCGCCGGCGCCGTGTTCTGGACCTCGCCGGCCGGGCTCAAACGCTTCATGAAGGACAAGGCGACCAGCCGCATCGACCCGGCGGTCGCGGCCGCCATGGCTGTAGGACTGGCGACCTTGAACGAACCCGACGACGACAGCGTGTATAACAAGATCGGCGCGGCGAACGCGGCCGCCCAAGCCGCCGCGCAGGCGGAAGCGGAAAGAACCGGCGCCGTCGCCGCCGCGCTGGCGCCGGGTGGAGAAATCGACTACAAAATTCTGAACGACCCGACGCATCCGCTTTACGACGCCATGGTGCTCCGGTTCCGCAAATGGGAAGAAGATCAGGACGATGACGACTGACCGCATGAAGGCGCCGCGCTGATGGCGCGCTTTCGCCCGACACACCTTCACGTCCGGTCGGGCAAGCTGTACCAGTTCGCCGCATACGGTCGCGCGGAAGCTGACCTGATGCCGATGGCGGCTTATTTCGACGACGCCGGCGAATGGTGGTTCCGCGCTCGCAAGCTGTTCGACCAGCCGGAGCGCTTCGCACCAGTCGCGACATGCGAGACGCCGGCGGGCATGATCCATGCCTGGGTGATCGAGTGCGGCGGCTCGAAGCCCGACCGCCCGCTGTATATGTCGGGCGTCGACGGGCTCGGTCGGTTCAAATGGGCATACGACGCCGCCGACGCCGTCCGCTTCTCGCGCCGGGTGGACGCGGAAGCGGTCGCGGCCGGCGACACCTTGACCACCAAACACAGGATTTGCGAACATGGCTGGATTGAAGCAAGCCCGGCGCCGGCTGGCGCGGGCGCGGGCTGAAGCGCCGGTCGCACGGGTCACGCGCGACGATCAGTACCATTCCGCGACGTCGCGGATCTTCTTCGCCGGCAAGACGCGGGCGGGCGTGCGCATCACCGGCGACAACGCGCTGACGATCTCGGCGGTTTGGGCGTGCATCCGGTTCTTGTCGCAGTCGATCGCGGCCTTGCCGTGGAATATCATCGACGACGTGACGAAGCTTCCGGTCAGCCTGTCGGTCAATGCGCAACGGGTCATCAAACGCCCGTCGCCCGAATATTCATCGTTTCAGTTTCGCGAAACGATGATGCATTGGGCGTTGCGCCACGGCAATGCCTACGCCGAGATCGATCGCGATGTGCTGAACCGCCCGGTCGGCATGTTCCCGATTCATCCCGAACGCGTTTGTGTGATGCGCGACCCCGATACCCTGGAGCTTTTCTATACCGTGGACAACGGGACCGCACCGCCGACCGTCCTCGATGCGGCGTTCATGTTCCATTTGCGCGGCATGGGCGAAGGTCCTGTCGGCATGAACGTCATGGCCTATGCGGCTGAAAGCCTGGGCTGGGTGAAAGCCGTCCAGCTATTCGGCGCCGGGTTCTTCGGCAACGGCGCGACGCCGGCCGGCATTGTGACCATGAAGAAGCCTTTGACGCCTGAAGGGCTCGCCGAGATCGAGAAGAAATTCCGGACGATGTACGGCGGGACGAAGAACGCCAACAAGACGGCCGTTCTCGATGCCGACATGGAATACAAGGCGCTGACCGTCGATCCGGACAAGGGTCAGTTCATCGAGACGAACCAATTCCTGATCGATGAGGTCTGTCGATGGTTCGGCGTCCCGCCGCATAAAATTTACAAGCTGCTGAATGCGACGTTCTCGAACATCGAACATCAATCCATCGAAGTCGTGATGGATTCACTGGTCCCGTGGGTCCGCCGGTTCGAGGACGAAGCCGAATACAAATTGCTTGGTCAGAACCGCGCCGGGCTCGTCAACAAGATGAACCTAAACGCCGTGCTGCGCGGCGATACGAAAACCCGCCTGGAGTATTTCCGGGGCTTGCGCGAGATCGGTGTCTTCCACGCCGACGATATTCTGGCGCTCGAAGATCTGCCGCTGATCGGCAAGTCGGGCGGCGGTGAAAAGCGCGTGATGCAAGGCCAGTACACGACGCTCGAAAAGATCGGCGAGGACCCGCCGAAGCCTGTCGCGCCGGCGGCGCCCGCACCAGGGCAACCGGACCCGGCTGAACCGGACGAAGACGAAGCCGAGGACCCGCCGGCTGATCCCGAACGGGAGCAGACCGAGAGCGCCGAGACGACCGACGAATATCATCGCGCCCTTTTCACGCTCGACCGCATGGTGGAACATCATGGCCATTAAGAAAATCGCCGTCGCGCCGGTGCATCCCTCGGCGGTTGGTCTGGAGCCGATCGCGGCGCCGATGATCCCGACGAACTGGCAAGGGGCGTTCGCCCGGCTGGTGGACAGCGTCACGATCGTCGTCACCGCGCAGGCGAAGAAGGTCGCGGACCTGACCCAAGCGCTCGCCGACGCGAACGGGCTGATCGCCGCGCTGACCAAGAAACAGGCGGATGATTACGCGCTGCTGGCGAAAGGGCTGGTTGGTCAGAACATCGCCGGCATTCGCGACGAAGCGAGCGAGATCCGCGCGGACCTGACCGACATCGCCGGCAAGGTCGAAGCGCTGATCAAGGGTCGCGCCGAGATCGTCGACAACGTCCGCGCGACCGACAAGCGGATCGACGCCTTGCCGTCCGTGCATGAGACGGTCGCGAAGGTCGGCGAGATGGTCGCGGCCGGATACGAACATTCGATCAAGCTGATCACCGACATGACCGTCGAGAAGGTCACAGCGCTGGAGGCGGCCGCCGGCGCCGCGCGGGATATCGCCGAGGCGGTCCGCGACGAAGTCCGGACGGTGGCGACCGGTCTCGGCGACCTGACCGAGACGCACACCGCGACGCGGCGCCAGCTCGACGCCCTTGCGTCCGACGTGAACGATATCGGCGAGGACCTTGGCGGCAAGGTGTCCGCGCTGACCAAGGGGCATTCCGACCTCACCGCGGCGAACTCGGAAAACGCCGCGGCGAATTCGAAGCTCGCCGCGGTCGTGACCGAGCACGTCGACCGGCTCGGCGCCAATCTCGGCACGCTCGAAGAACGGGTCGAGGACGCGGCGGCGAAGTTCGGCGACAAGGTGTCCGAACTGAAGGATCTGGTCGAGGACTACGCTTCGACGGCGAGCAGCGAAGACGCCGGGCTTGCGGACCAGCTCGGGAAGCTCGACGGTCATGTGACGGCCGCGCGTGAGGTCGCCGACGCCGCCCGCACGCGCGCGGCCGAAGCGATGAGCCATTGCAACGATCTTTCCGGCACGGTGAGCGCGATCATCAAGGCGCGGGCGGATGAGGCTGATCAATTCGCCGAGACGGTCGAGACGGTTGGGAACCAGGTTAAAACCATGGTCGACGACCTCGCCGCGCAATTCGGCGAAATGAGTCAGATGTCGGTCGACGACGCCAAGCGGATCGAGCAGGTCGAGGAAACGGCGCGGACGATCGGCGCCGAGGTCCAGGGGCTCGCGAAGGTGATCGAAGCATGCCGCGACGCCGGCGCCGAGATCGCGACCGATGTGACGGACATGCTTCGCCGTGTGACCATCTCGCTTGGTCAAATGCCTTCCGGGTTCATGATCGACCAGGACGGCGAGCTTGTGCGGGTTGCGCAGTCGGGCGAGGTGACGAAGATCGGCAAGGTGGTGTCGCACGGCCGCGACGCACCGGAAATCGTTTCCGTGAAGATGGAAGGCGAGCGGTTGATTTTCGCTCGATCGGATCGGACTGAGATCGGATGCACGGTCGTTCGCGCGACCGTCGAGCCGGCGCCGGCGATCACCGGACCCGACGCGGTCGATCCGCTGACGATCGGCGCCCTGTCGAAGGACCCGGCATTGCTGGCGCGGCAGGTCGAACACATGGCCGAAATGCGGGCGGGTGGTAAAAAATATAAGGAAATATCGGAGAAATTTGGTACTTCTGAAAAAACGGTCGCCAAGCTGATCAGGGGTTATCAGAATGCCCAAACTAAAAAAGACGCCTAACCAGCTCCGCGCCGAATACGGGGATATGTGGACCTACAATCTCACGCCGCCCGAACTGGAGAAACCCGGAACCGTGACCGCGCGCATCACCGACGCGAAAACCAAGCGCGGCGAAATCATGATTTACGGCGCGATCGGGATGGACTGGTTCGGCGACGGCATCACCGCCAACTCGTTCGCGAAGGAATTAAAGTCCCTCGGCAAGGTCGACGTGATCGACCTGCGAATTAACAGCGAAGGCGGCGCCGTGCATGACGCGCGGGCCATTTATACGCTGTTGGTCCAGCACGGCGCGAAGATCGAAGTCCACATCGACGCGCTTGCGGCGTCCGCCGCGACCTTCATCGCGATGGCGGGCGACAAGATCACGATCGCCGAAAGCGGGATGTTCATGATCCACAATGCGCAGATGATCGCGCGCGGTGGAGCCGAGGACTTCGACGCGGCGGCCGTGTTTTTGCGGACGATTAATCGCACCATCCTGGACACCTACACGGCGCGCACCGGCGCGAAAGCCGAGCAGATCAAGAAATGGATGGACGCTGAAACGTGGTTCACCGGCGACGAAGCGCTTGACGCCGGGTTCGTGACGGACATAGTCAGGAACAAGACCAAGGATGAAGCGAAAGCGAAAGCTGTCGTTTCGCCCGTTTGGAATTATACTAGCGTACCCGTGAACTTGCGGCCGAACCGCCAAAAGGTCATGGCATTGATGGGCAAAGGCTAACCAGAGGACTGCAACACATGGCCAAACGGCTTCATGTCATGCCTGACTTTCCGGAAATCCCGGCGGGCCTGATCGTTTACGGGATCACGAACGACGCGCAAGATCGTCTTGTCGCGCTTCGCGAGGAACAGGCGGACGCGCAGGCGGAAGCCGAAGCCATCGTCGCGGCCGCCGATGACGATAACCGCGACCTGACCGACGACGAAGCGAAGACGGTCGCGGAACTCAAGAGCCAGATTGACCGGCTCGAAACGCAGATCACCGCCCGCGCGGCCGTGGTTCGCGCGCCGTCGCCCGGCCGCCAGACCCGGCCGGAGCCGGAGACCAATCGCGGCGCCCGTGGCAACCAGACGCCCGCACCGCGTCGCGGCAACACCGTGCCGGCCTCGCCGAAGAACCGCAACGATGAAGCCACCTTCGGCTTCGGCTCGTTCGGCCTGTTTGCGCAGACCGTCCGCGTCGCGCAGGTCGGCAAGGGTGCCGATGGGTCCGACGCTCGCGAGCGTCTGCACAATGCCACGACGACGTTCGGCAACGAAGGCACCGGCGGCGACGGCGGCTTCCTGGTCCCGCCCGATTTCCGGAACCAGATCTGGACGAAGGTGCTCGGCGAAGAGTCCCTAGTGTCCCGCACCGAACAGCTCGTGACGTCCGGCAACGGCCTGACGATCCCGGCTGACGAGACGGCGCCTTGGGATACGTCCAGCGCCGGCGGCATCCAGGCTTATTGGGAAAGCGAAGGCGGCGTCAAGACCCCGTCCAAGCCCGCTTTCGAGGCCAAGAACGCCCGTCTGAACAAGCTGATCTGTCTGGTTCCCGTCACCGACGAACTGTTGGAAGACGCGCCCGGCCTGGAAAGCTGGCTTCGTGCGAAGGCGCCGGTCAAGATGACCAGCAAGCTGAACACGGCGCTCATTCGCGGGACCGGCGTCGGTCAGCCGCTCGGCGTCCTGACCGCCGGTTCGCTGGTGACGATCTCGAAGGAGACGTCGCAGAACGCCGACAGCATCGTCGCGATGAACATCTCGAAGATGTGGAACCGGCTCTATGCGCCGTTGCGCCGCAACGCCGTGTGGCTGATCAACCAGGACATCGAGTCTCAGCTCGACTTCCTCGCCTTCCCCGATGCGGCCGGCGGTCATCCCGTCCCGCTGTACATGCCGGCCGGCGGCCTGTCCGCATCGCCGTACAGCACGCTGAAGGGTCGTCCGGTGATCCCGGTCGAGGCAACCAGCACGCTCGGCGACAAGGGTGACATCATCCTTACCGACCTGTCGCAGTACATGACCCTGACCAAGGGCCGCGACATCAAGACCGACGTCTCGATCCATCTCTATTTCGATCAGGACATCACCGCGTTCCGCTTTGTTCTCCGCATCACCGGTCAGCCGATGTGGAACAACGTCATCACGCCGCAGTTCGGTTCGATGACCCGTTCTTGGGCGGTCACGCTCGAAGATCGCACCTAGTCTCTGATGACGGCGGCCGGCTAATCCCGGTCGCCTAAATCGGCCCTGTGATCATCATTTAAAGAGGACTGCCCCCATGGGCGTAAAGAACGAACACTTCCTGGAGTCGAACGACATTGTCTTCGGCTTCGGTGCTGCTGCACCGTCTAGCTCGACTGTTCAGCGCTTCAGCATGAAGAATTTCCAGCGCGCCAGCGTGCTGATTTTTCAGAACAAGGGCGCCGCGAACGGTTCGGCCATCGCGCTGAAGCAGGCGAAGGAAGTCGACGATAACCCGTCCGTCGAAAAGGTCCTGGAATTCACCAAGGCTTACCGCTCGCTTGCCGTTGGCTCGCAAGCGGCGCCCGTGAATAACTGGGCTGAATTCACTGTGGCGGCGAACACCTTCACGACCGACGCCACGAACGGCACGCGCGATGCCTACATGATCGACATCAAGGCCGAAGACCTCGATATCGATGGCGGCTTCGACGTGGTCGAGGTCGAAATCGGCAACGCCGCGTCGAACGTGCTCGCGGTCGTGATCCTGCTCCACGAAGCGCGCAACGCAGGCTTCCCGGTCGACAGCGGCATCGCCGACTAACCGTCGATCGCCTTTCCGAACGACCCCGGCGGTGGAGATCCATCGTCGGGACGGTTTTCCCAATACTTACCGGCTGGCGATCGTGCCGGCCTTTTCTGGTGGGTCATATCATGCCGAAAATTAGGTTCATTGAGCCGGCGACGATCGAACATCACGATCGTCGGGAGACGATCAAGGTCGGGACGGTCATGGACGTGACCGAGGCCAGCGCCACGCGTTGGGAACGCCGTGGTAAGGTCGAGCGGATCGACGAGTATGTCGCGCCGCAGATGCCGTTCACGCCGCCGGCGCCCGCATCGGTCCAGCCGCCCGCGCCAGTCGCACCACCAGCACCACCAGCACCGCCCGCGCCGCCGGCTCCGGAGCCTGAAGCCGACACGGCCGCGACGCCGGCGCCCGTCGCACCACCAGCACCGCCCGCGCCGCCGGCGCCCGCACCGAAGCCGCGCGGCCGCCCGTCCAACAAGCCGGCCGCCGAGGGCTCGGACCCTTTGGCCCAATAGGCAGCACCTTCCCGGACTGGCGAGGCGAAACGGTCGCGGTCGTCGCGGCCGGGCAATCTGCCGAAAGCATCATGACCGCGATCACGCCGGGCTCGTTCCGGGTGATCGCGGTCAATCGGTCTTACCAGCTAGTCCCATGGGCCGAATGCCTGTACGCGGCCGATGCCGGATTTTGGAAGCACTACAAGGCGACCGGCTTCAAGGGCTGGCGCTTCTGTGCTGACGAGACGATCAGATACATCGACGCGAGCGTTCACGCGGTCAAGATTGCCCGCGATCCCAAAGATCGCAGGCTGACGGAAATGGTCGCCGGACCGATCGGGACGGTCGGGTTCGGTGGTAACAGCGGATATCAGGCCGTTAATCTCGCCGCGCAGTTTGGAGCGCGACGGATCTTGCTTGTCGGTTTCGATTATTGCGGGGCGCATTGGCACCCTGACCACCCGAAGACTTTGCGCAATCCCACGGGCGCGGAATTCAGGCGATGGGCGATGGACCTCGACCGGGCGGCGGGAACGCTGAAGTCATGGGGGATCGAGGTCCTGAATCTGTCGCCGGTCAGTAAATTAAGGGCTTTTCCATATGCCGACAGCCGTCTGTTTGATTCGGGACAACGTCCATTATCGGCATGATGCCTTTATTCGCGGCCTTGCCGCGCTCGGGTACACCGTGCGGACGAAGCCGCTCCAGCGCATAGCCGCCGACGACGTCCTGGTGATCTGGAATCGGGGCGCGCAATTCCAGTTCGAGGCGACCCGCCACACCAAAGCCGGGTCGCCGATCATCGTCGCGGAAAACGGGTACACCGACGCCGTCGACGACCATGGGCATCAGTGGTTTTCGCTCGCGCTCGACCATCATAACGGCGTCGGGCGCTGGTGGATCGAGGACCAGCCGCGCTTCCCGTCCATGGGCCAAGCCGTGGCGCCGTGGCGGGCTGAAGGGTCCTTCATCCTGGTGTTGCCGCAACGCGGCATTGGGGCGCCCGGCGTGGCCATGCCGCAGTCTTGGCCGCGCCTGATCGCGCAACGGCTCGCCAAGGTCACGGCGCGGCCGGTGCGCATCCGCGCGCATCCTGGTCTCAAGTCCTTGGCTAAGCCGCTGGCGCCCGCGCTGGAGGGCTGTCACGCCGTCGTGACTTGGGGATCAGGCGCGGCGCTGAAAGCGATCATGCTCGGCGTTCCCGCCTTCCACGAACTTCCCGGATGGATCGGCGCGCCGGCCGCGCGCTTCGGCATCGACCAGGGCGTCGAAAACCCCTTCCTCGGCGATCGCGGTCCGATGCTCGAACGAATGGCATGGTCACAATGGCCGATCGCCGACATCGCCGCCGGGACCGCCTTTCGCACCCTTCTGAAATGCAATCACTGATATTCGCCGCCGAACCCGTCCACAACCTACAATTGGGGCCCGAACTGTGAAAGTTCATTTATTCGCCGTATCCCGCCACGGCCGCGCCGGACACATCGCCGAGGCGATGCAAACCGGGCTGAAGCGCCACGGCATCGCCGCCGAGATCATCACCGACCAGCGAACCGGGCGCGCCGTGCTCGGCGACGTCGCGATCGCGTATGGTTGGGTGCATGAACCCGTCTTCACCGCGTACCGGCACGCCGGCGCCCACTATGCTTATTTCGATATGGGCTATTTCAACCGGAAGCCGTCGAAGGACAAGGGCGGGTCCCGCGACGGTCATCACCGGCTCGCCGTGAACAGTTGGGACACCGCCGACACAATGCGGACCCTGTGTCCATCCGACCGATGGGACGCGCTCGGGATCGAGGTCGCGCCCAATCGCGAGCAGCACGCCGGCGCGGTCCTGGTGTGCGGCATGTCCGAGAAGGCGGCCGGGACGCATGGGTTCCGGCCGGGTCAATGGGAAGCCGAGACCGTCGCGACCTTGCGCGCGGCGTTCCCGACGACCGAGATCGTCGACCGACCTAAGCCCGCGAACCTGGACGCCGGCGAGCCGATCGCCGAGGTCCTGAAGCGGACGGCGATCGTCGTCAGCCACCATTCGAACGTCGCGGTCGACGCCCTGGTCGCCGGCGTGCCGACCTATGCGCGAAAGGGCGTCGGCAAGCTGGTGTCGTGCTCGAACCCGGTGGACGCGGTCCGCATGATGGGGCCGATCGTCGCCGAGCCGATGCGCCGCCAGATCCTCGCCGACGTCGCATACGCGCAATGGTCGCCGCCGGAGATGCGCACCGGAGCGGCGTGGTCTCACATTCGGAGCCTGATCGATGCACAATGACAATCCAGCGCCGCCGGCGGCCGGAGCGCCCGCGCGCGGGTACGCGATGGCCTTCACGCCCACGCGGCTCCAGCGGTTCTTGCGCGCCCTTGGGTTCGATCGCGGCGCGGTCCCGGACTTGCCGGTCGACGTAACCGACCGGTTACCGTGTTGGGCGACAACCGAGACGCATATCCGGTTCGACTTCCTCGACCGGGTTCGCCTGCTCGTGACCGGCCGGCTGTTCGTGAAGGCGCTCCACGCGATGGAGCACGATCCCGGCGAGGTGGTCACGCGGTCGGCGGTTTCCGTGAGGTGGACCGATGCTCGTCCATAATCGGTCGCGCTCGCCGGCGCGGGTCCAGCTCGACCGCGACTTCATCGACGGCAAGTTCGACGACGACTTGTCGCGCTACACCAGCCTGTCGCGCGACCTGGACGCGCTCGAAGGCGCGAAGGACTTCATCGACGCCCGTCGTGACCGCCGGCGCGGTTATTGGGCGATCGGCGGGCTTGCCGTCTGCATTCTAATCGCTCTCAAGATTTTGGTGACGCTATGAAATTCGCCTTCTATGTCTCGACCGGCAAAAGCCGGGAAGCGCCGCTTCGCGACGCCTGGACCGCCGGCGCGGCCGCGCTCGGCGACGAACTGGTGGTGACGTCGAACGATGTCGCGGCGCCGATCGACGCCGACGTCGCGGTGATGGTCGGACTCAAGTCCATCGACCTGCGCGAAGCGTGCAAGGCGGCGGGTCAGCGCGTGCTGATCTTCGACAAGGGGTATGACCGGAAAGAGGATTGGTGGCGCGTCTCGATCGATGCGCACCAGCCGACCGACTATCTGACCAAGCTGGTCCGCCCGCGCGCGCGCATGGACAAATGCGGGTGGAACCCGAAACCGTGGCGCGCGCCGACGCCTGACGGGCATGTGATCATCGCCGGCGGCGGCCGCAAATACTATGACGCCCACGATCTTCCGGACCCGGCGGACTACATCGCCGGCGTCGTGGCGGACCTGCGCGCGGCCGGCTGCTCGCGCCGGATCTGGTATCGCCCCAAGCCGTCGATGGCGGACGTTGCGCCGGTTGCCGACACGACGCTGTCGCGGCACAAGTCGATTTATGATCTGCTGAAGGGGGCTCACGTCCTGGTCACGTTCGGCTCGAACGCGTGCTTCGAAGCGGTGCTGGCCGGAATACCGTCGATCGTCACCGGCGACGCGGTGATGCGCCCGATCTCGTCCACACGGCTTGACGAGATCGAGGCGCCTCACTTAGCAGACGACGGGGGGCGTCTTTCGCTGCTGTCGAGCTTAGCATACTGCCAATTCCGGTTAAGCGAAATCTCGCAAGGTTGGGGCGTTCATGAAATTAAAGCGCAATTACAAGAAATTGTACGAAACGCACCACACGAACAACCCTAAACACTTCTCCGGAAACATTGGCGAGCTTCAGGTTCTCGAAATAAAGAGCCTTGTCGATTGGGCTCAACCTGACCGTTTGTTAGATTACGGGTCGGGAAAGGGTTTCCAATACCTGAAGCAACGTCGGCATGAACAATGGGGCGGCCTGCTGCCCCATTGCTACGACCCCGGCGTGATCCAGATCAGCACCAAGCCGCCGGGCGTTTTCGGCGGCGTCATTTGCACGGACGTTCTAGAGCACATCGACGCCGACGACCTCGACATGATCCTTGCTGACATCATGTCGTCGATTGCCAAGACCGGGCGCGCCTTCGCCTATTTCCACATCAGCACGCGCCCGGCCGGGAAGACGTTCGAGGACGGCGAGAACGTCCATCTGACCGTCGAGCCGCCGGCATGGTGGGAACAGAAGCTTCAGCGGTTCGTCACGCGGTCAGATTTCAGGATAAGAGCGACCTATGGGGATTAGACTGGTCATGACCTGTCACGCCGAGGGCTGGCGCGACTATGGTCGGAAGATGGTTCAGACCTTCGTCGAGCACTGGCCGGCGGCCGCGACGCTCAACGTTTACGCGGAAGGCTTTTCGGTTGACGTCCAGGCGCCGAACGTTTTCGAACGCCGGCTTCCCGCTTGGCATGACGCCTGGAAAGCGCGACACGCCGAGAACCCGGACGCACACGGGACCGACCCGCGCCGGTTCGGCGCGACCGATAAGCGCAAGGGCAAGGGATACAGCTACAGGCGCGATTGCGTGCGGTTCTCGCACAAGGTCGCGGCGCTGACCGACACCGCGCTGGAGTGCCGCGCGGCCGCGCCCGGCCTGCTGATCATGGTCGACGCCGACGTCATCACGCACGCCGGCGTGACGCTCGAATGGTTGAACCAGATCTTCCCGGACCCGGCGAGCTATCTGGCATGGCTCGACCGCGCGTCGTGGTATCCGGAATGCGGGTTCGTGATCTTCCGCGAAACGCATCCGGGTCACGACTGGTTCATGCGCGCGTTCCGATCCACCTATGAGACCGACGCCGTCTTCACCCTGTCCGAGACGCACGACAGCTTTGTTCTTCAGCAACTCGTCACCGACGCGGTCCGGTGCGGCAAGATCCCGGCGCCGTTCGGCCTGTCGAGCAAGGTCGGCAAGCGGTCGTCTCACCCCTTCGTCTATTCCCGCCTTGCCGAACGCCTTGACCACGCCAAGGGCAAGTTCAAGGTGGAGGGGCGGACGCCGAAAGGATACGTCCGCCGCACCGAGGCGCATTGGCTTTAGATCTTGACGAAGACGTGTTTCCGCCGGTTTCCGGACTTGCCTAATCGGTCGACCAGTCGGAAACCGGCGTCGACGAAGTCCTTCGCCTGGATCTCGTTAAACGGTTCGTCGTCGGGTCGGAAATCGGTGATGATTAATCCGCCCGATCTCAGCGATCGTTGCGCAAGGGGGATGTATTCCGACACCGGGTAATGCGTCCCCCAAGACTTGAACGACGTGATCAGGTCGACCGGTATGGTCAGGTCAGGGTTCTGAACGAACGCTTCGACAGGACAGTCGAGATGGATGTCAGCAAATGCTTTCGCGTCGGCGACGTTGTTCCATGCCAAGGCGCCTTCGCGATAGTCGTGAAAGATTTCACCGGAGCCGTCGCCGTCCATGAGAGCAAGATATTTGACCCGGCAATATCGCGCGATGACAACGCTATGCACGCCGGATGCGCAACCGATGTCGAGCATCGAACCCGGTTTGTATTCGTCCAGGATCGGGCGGATGTGCTCCAGTAGCTTTTCGGAAAGTCTGGTGTTCATGTGTCCTCGGTTTATGTGAAAGGGCAGGGTCGCAAAATGAAATACCCCAAGACGGACGGCAAGGCGAAGCGGATCATCCGGAGCGGTGTCCCTTACCAGGGCGACCGGCTGGCGGCCGCCCTGCCCTTCCTGCGCGGGCGAAGGCGCGCGCTGGACATCGGGGCGCATATCGGCCTTTGGGCCGTCCAGCTCGCGCCGGTGTTCGCTAAGGTGGCATGCTTCGAGCCGCACCGCGCGAGCGCGGCCGCGCTGTGCGAGAACGTCGCGGACCTGGAGAACGTCGAGACTTGGGAAGCGGCGGTGGGCGACGTCCTCGGCGTGCGCGGGCTGGTGCAAGACGGGCTCGCCGCGCATCTCGACGACGACGGTCCGATGAAAGTCTCGGTCGTGCGGCTCGACGACATTTGCGAGCGGTACGGTTGGGACGACGTCGACTTCATCAAGATGGACGTCGAAGGGTTCGAATATTTCGTGCTGCTCGGCGGCGAAAAGATGATCCGCGCGCAACGGCCGGTGATCGTGCTGGAGCAAAAGCACGACGGCCGGTATGGTGTGGACAAGCTCGCCGCGATATCGCTGCTTCAGCGATGGGGCGCAACCCTGGAATGGCGAATGAAACACGACTATTGCTTGAGGTGGAAGCGATGAAGCATGCGCGCGCGGATTATGACCGCATCCAAGATCCCGCCGGTCTGATCCCTGATGACGAACCGGTTTTCCTGATCCGTGGTCAGGACCTCGCCGCGCCCGACACCCTTCGCGCCTACGCGATGAACGCTCACGTCGCCGGCGCGGCGAACGACATCGTGATGGCGACGCTCGATCAGGCGCGCGCCATGGAACAGTGGCAACGCGAGCGCGCGCAAGACGCCGGACCTCGCCGTCGAAAGCGGGACCCTGTGACCATGACCGGACAAACCATCATTGCCGGAATCTCGGTCCCGCTCGGCGACACGCACTTCGGCGACCATCTCGCGCAAAGCCCGCTGTTCGCCGGCAAGGGGACTTACCAGTTCGCCAAGATCGAGAAGGCGCTGGCGGTCTCACCACACCGGCGCGGTGTCGCGCTCGATGTCGGCGGGCACATCGGCCTATGGTCGCGCGTGCTCGCACATCACTTCAAGACGGTGATCGCGCTGGAGCCGCTTCCCGCGCTGATCCCGCATTTCCGGTTCAACACCGACGACTGTCCGAACGTCCGCCTCTATGAGGTCGCGGCCGGCGCCGAGAACGACGACATCATGATCGTCACGGTCGCCAGTAATTCCGGGAACGGGCACGTCGCGCCGCCGGGCGCGGTCGCCGATGTCAATGTTCACCGCACGCAATCGGTCCGCCTGGATTCGCTCAACCTTCATAACGTCGACCTGATCAAGATCGACGTCGAAGGTTGGGAATTGCGGGTCGTCGAAGGCGCGGTGAAGACCATCATGCGGGACAAACCCGTCATGGTGGTCGAGCAGAAACCGAACAACGCCGAGCGGTACGGCGTGAAGCAGCGCGCGGCCGTCGACCTGCTCGCGTCGTGGGGATATGTCGTCGCGTGGGAAAAGGCGGGCGACGTGTGCATGACGCATCCGGGCGCGGTGGCGGCGTAATGCGCGAGTCGATCTTCATCGGGTTCGATCGCCGGCATGCCGTCGCCTTGGCGGTGTGCCGGCACAGCATCGAACGGCGCCTGTCGCGCAAGATTCCGATCAGGGGGATCGCGCTCGACGAAGTCCGCGCCATGGGCCTTTACAGGCGACCGACCGAGACGCGCCCGACCGAAGACGGCGAGCATGTCCAGCTATGGGACACGATCAGCGAATTCGGCATGTCGACGGAATTCGCGATCAGCCGGTTCCTGACCCCGCATCTCGCCGGCGGCGGGCTCGCGCTGTTCATGGATTGCGACATGGCGGCCAGAGTGGACCTTGCGCGGCTGTTCGACCTGTACGACCCGCGATATGCAGTCATGTGCGTGAAGCACCGCCACGAGCCGCCGGAAGGCGTCAAGATGGACGGGCAAGCGCAAGTCCGGTACACGCGGAAAAACTGGTCGTCGGTCATGCTGTTCAACTGCGATCATCCCGCGAACGCCGGGCTGACCGTGGGGCTGATCAACAGCGTCGCCGGCCGCGACCTTCACCGGTTTTGCTGGTTGCCTGACGACCTGATCGGCGAACTGCATCCGCGTTGGAACCATCTGGTCGGGCATACCGTGTTGCACGAACCGCCTTCCGACACGAACCCGGCGGTGATCCATTGGACGGACGGTTATCCGCTGCTGAAGGGGTACGAAAGCGCCGATTTCGCCGATGTCTTTCACGCCGAACTGACGAGTTGGGCGAAATAGTAAAAACGCATTCGCTTTCGGGAACGGGCGAAATCGACTAAGATGGTGCCGCGATCGGCGGCGCTCGATATACAGCGCCCGACGCCCTGTGTTATACATTTCGCAGAAAGCGATTTTCTGCGAGGTGCTGTGCTGTGCTCGAAGTGATTGATCCGCCGGCTGATCGGATTGTCAGCCTCGCCGAGATGAAGCAGCATTTGCGCGTCGATCACACCGACGACGATCAGGTGATCGACGCCTATATGCTCGCCGCCGAGGGTCGGATTGACGGGCCTTGGGGGATCACCGGCCGGGCGTTCCGGCCGCAAACCTACCGCTATTCGATCCCGAACTTTCTCAGCTCGATTCCGCTTCCGTTCCCGCCGCTGATCGAGGTCGTCAGCCTCGACTATCTCGACGACCAGGGCAATCCGCAAAACTTTGCCGAGGCGGGTCAGTGGCGCGCGATCGGCGTCGGCAATGAGCAGGGCGGCGCGATCGTCCCGCTGTCCGGCGTGACATGGCCTTCCGTGCTGGCCACCAGCGACCCCGATAAGGTCCGTGTGACCTTCACGGCCGGATACTATCGCGCGGGCTCACCGGAGAACGACGCGGTCCCGCCGACGATCAAGGCGGCGGTCAAGCTGATGGTCGGTGACTGGTATGAGCACCGCACGTCGTCGGTAATCGGCACGGTCGCGGGACCGACGCCGCACGGCGTCGAAATGCTGATCGCGCCCTTCAAGATTTACGGCGCATACTTCGCCTATGATCCGGCGGCCGCCGGCGCGGTCTATTCCGAGGCATGGGAAGGCTTCGGTTGTTCAGCCTGCTAGGGGGACGTCATGCCAGCACAGCTTCAAGCCGGCGATCTCGATCGGCGGATCACCATCGAGCGAAACACGCAAGTCGTCGCCGGCGACTTCAATGAGGTCCAGGACGCGTGGGCGGCGATCGCGACCGTTTGGGCGAAGCGGCACGACGCCAGCGCCGGCGAGGCGGTCCGCGCACAGGAAGTCGGCGGACAGATCACGACCCGGTTCACGATCCGATATTCGATCCTCGCCGCGACGATCGACGTGAAGGACCGCATTCAGTTCGGTGACAGGTCGTTCAACATCACGGCCGTTCGCGAACCGACCGGGACCCGAAACCAGTGGATCGAAATCGACGCGGTCGCGCGCTCGGACAAGGTGTCCTGATGGCACTCCAGAATTTTTTCAATCCGATCGAGGTCGAGGGGCTGGCCGAACTTCAGGTCGCCTTGCGCGAGCTTCCCGACGCGACCGCGCGGAACGTGCTTCGCCGGGTCGCGAAATCGGTGCTCCAGCCGATCGCGCAGCGGGCGCAATCGCTCGCGCCGGTCGAGGTCGGTCGGTTGCGCCGGTCGATCGTCGTCAGCGACAAGCTGACTCGTCGGCAGAAATCGCAGTTTCAGCGCGACGACCCGAACGACGTCATCATGTTCGTCGGCGCCGGCGCGCTCGCACAGGCGCACATGATGGAATTCGGCACGACGGACATCAGCCCGCGCCCGTTCTTGCGGCCGGCGTGGGACGGCGGAAAAGACAAGGTGCTACAGTCGATTAAAGACCAACTGTGGATCGAGATTCAGAAGGCGGCGGCACGGCTGGCGCGCAAAGCGGCGAAGGGTACGGGATAATCACATGGCGATCATGGAAGGCGAGTTGATCGATTTGCTGCTGACCCACGCGCCGATCGCCGCCATCGTGGGTACGCGGGTATACCCGGCGCGGCGCGCGCAGGGCTCGGCGTTCCCTGCCATCGTCGTGACCAGGGTCAGCGGTCAGCCGCTCTATGCGGACGACGGCGAGGTCGGTTTGCAGGATGCGCGCGTTCAGATCGACAGCGTCGCCATGACCTATACCGAGGCGAAGAATCTCGCGCAGGCGGTGCGCGCGCGGCTGACGGCTTTTAGTGGTGTACACGGCGACGTAAACTTCAGCTATATCATGTTGGATGAAGAACGTGACTTGCCGGAAAGTGGAGCGAACGCGGCGGAATATACGACGCGCGTCGCGATGGATTTCATCGTCTGGACCAGGGGTTAAAAATGGACGGTTTTCTAGGGCGTGACATCGTATTCCAGTGGGGCGGTAATTCGCCCGGCGATACGATCGCGGGCATCCGCGAAAAGGGTATCGAATGCAGCGGCGAAGCCGTCGACGTCACGTCGGATGAAAACGACGGTTGGCGCGTCGTGCTGACCGAGGCGGGTCAGAACGAAGTCACCGTGTCGATCAGCGGCGTGACCAAGGATGACCGGCTTGCGGCCGCGTGGTTCAGCCTGGAGCGGACGCAGCCCGTTTTTCTGACCTATCCGGACGGCCGGATCGTCAGCGGGACGTTCTATCTCCAGTCGTACACCGACACCGGACCTTACAATGACGCCACGACCTTCGAGGCGGAATTGATCAGCACCGGCGTAATCAGCTACACACCGGCGACGGTGTAGCATGGGCGCTTTCGATGACGTGACCTTTCAGTGGGCAGGGGTCAGCTATACCATCCCTGCCAACAAAATGATGGGTGCGATCGCCCGCATCGAGGACCATGTGACCATGCCGGAGCTTCAGCGTTTCGGCGAGCGGGGGGCCGTTCCGCTGTCCCGCCTCGCCGGCGCCTTCGCTTCCGTCCTTCGATATGCCGGCGCCAATGTGGTGCATGAAGACGTTTACGCGGCGATGTTTGCCGGCGCGGAAAAACAAATGGAAGTCGCCGAAGCCGTCTCGCTCTTAATGGCCATGATGGTTCCGGCGGGGTCCCGCGACAAGATCCTGAAGGTCGCCGAGGAAGCCAAAGCCGCCGGAGCAGTGCCGCCGGGAAACCCCGTCCCGGCCGCGACCGCTTCGTCGAAGAAGCTTACAAAATCGCGGTCGGGCAAGCGTGGGTCTCGCCTGTAGAATTCTGGCAAATGACGCCTCAAGAATTTCACTGGCTGTGCGAGGCGAAAATGCCGAAGAAGGTCTTCAAGGGCAAAAAGCGCTCGATGACCGAAGACGAAGCCGACGCAATTTACCGCAAAGCCTACGGACCACCACCAGGGGAAGATTGATCAAATGGCAACGGCAGAAATCGGGGCTTTGCGCGTTCTGCTGTCCATCAACGCTGGTGAGTTCGCGCGCGGGATACAGCGCGCGAGCAAGGACGCGGACGGCTTCGGCGCGAGCATGTCCAAGCTTTCCGACAAAATGGAAGCGGCGAGCTACGAATTCAATTCCGGCGTCATGGCGGCACAGCGCTTTGCGTCGGTCGTGACCAGCATCATCGGCGTAAGCCGAGAATTCGGGTCCGGCATGTCGGCGGTGTCGACCCTGGTCGACACCAACACCGAAAGCATGAAGCAGATGTCGGAAGCCGTCCTGAAGATCGGACGGAATACGCCTGTCGCCCTGTCCGACCTGACGACCGGTCTCTATGACCTGCGATCCGCCGGCACGTCGGCGGAAGACGCTATGGACCGCCTGGAGCGGTCCGCGCAACTCGGCGTTGCGGGCCTGGGCTCCACGAAGGAAGCCGTCGATCTGGTCACGTCCTCGATCAACGCTTTCGGCCTGAAGGGGCGGGAAGCCGACGACGTCTATAACAACATCTTCAAGACGATCCAGGCGGGCAAGACCACGATCAGCGGGCTTGCGCAGGGCTTCGGCGCCGTCGCCTCGACCGTGTCGGCGGCGGGCGTGAGCCTGAAGGAATATCTCGCCTCGATCGCGGCGCTGACCGTCACCGGCTTGCCGGCGGCCGTGGCACATACGCAGATCCGCGCGGCGATCGCCGGCATGACGCGCGAGAGCGAGCTTGCGACGAAGGTGCTCGACGCGATGGGCGTCAAGACCTTCAAAGAACTGATCGACAAGTCGGGCGGCATGGTCAACGCCTTCAAGAACATCACGACCGCGCTCGGCGGGAACGACGCCGCCATGATCAAGCTGTTCGGCTCGGTCGAGGCTTACAACGCCGTGTTGTCGCTGACCGGGAAGCAGAACGACGCCTTCACGCAGAACATGGCCAAGATGAACGACGGCCTCGACGCGGTGACGGAAGGCTTCGATAAGCGCAACGAAGGCATGGGCGCCGCGATCGACAAGATGCGCAATGCGGTCCAGGAATTAGGGATCGCGCTCGGCGACGCGCTGGCGCCGACGATCAAAGCCGTCTCGGCGTTCGTGATCGACCTGACGACCGCGTTCAAGTCGCTCGACCCTGAAGTCCAGGCCATGATCACGCGGGTCGCACTGATCGCGGCCGTGATCGCGCCGGCGGTGACGGCGATCGCCTTCTTCGTGAACGCGCTCGGCTCGATCGTCGGCGTCGTGGCCACGGTCAGCGCGGCGCTATGGGGGCTGGTCATGGTGGGCGGGCCGATCGCGCTGTTCGTCGTCACGGCGAGCGCGGCCGTGACGGCTTGGCAGATTTTCCAAACCGAGATCATCGCGATTTTCGACGCGGTCGCGAGCGCGATCGGGCGCAAGGTGACTGAGATGGTCGAATGGATGACCAAGCTCGGGACCTATGTGAGCGAGGTCTTTTCCAAGATTTGGAACGGCGAATTCGAGGAAGCCATGACCCGCATGGGTGAAGGCATCGCCGGCGGGATGATCGTCGCCAGTGACGCGACGGACCAGCTCGGGACGTCGATCAAGAACGTCGACCTGCTCGCGCAGGAACAGGCGAAGAAGGCGTTCGAGTACAAGGGGCCGGTGATCGCCGCGACCGACGCCGAGGCGAACGCGGTGCGCAATCGGAACAGCGCCTATCGGGAAGGGCTCGCGCTGTTCAACGAGACGCTGGACCCGATGGAAAAGCTCATTTTCAAGCAGATGCAGATTCACGCGCTGATGACACAGGGCGCGATCGACGCCACCACCTACGGCCGCGCCATGGCGGCCGCGTCGGTCTACAGCGCCAAGAACATGGACGCGCTCGCGTCGTCGGTCGGCTCGAACTTGGCGACCATCTTCGGCGACAGTAAAGCGGTCGCGATCGCGACCGCCCTGATCAACACCTATCAGGGCATCACGAAAGCGCTCGCGTCCTACCCGCCTCCGATTTCAACCGCGATGGCGGCGATCCAGGCGACCGCCGGCTTCGCGCAGGTGGCCAAGATCCGGTCGCAGACGTCCAAGGGCGGCGGGGGCGGTGGTGGGGGCGGTGGCGGCGGCGAGGCGGCTGCAGCGGCTGCTGTGCCTGCTGCAAGCGTCAATCAAACGCTGATGGTCCAGGGCGTGAACCCCGGACAGATGTTCAGCGGCGAGAGCATGCGCGGGCTCGCCGAACAAATGCTGGAATACCAGCGCAACGGCGGCAAGGTCATACTCGATCGGGCGGGTTAAGCCCGTGCGCATCTTTCTGGAGCGGTCCATATGAGCGTCGTCATCTCGTCTTCGCTGGTCCTGTCGCGCGCCCTGGTGGGCGACGCCGTCAACGGCAATAGCCCAATCATCGGTTATGAAAACCGGGTCACGGTCGACAACATCGAGACGACCAGCGAAGACCCGAACTTTCCCGCGACCAATCTCGCGAACGTGGCGACCCACGAACTATGGAAGGGCATCAGCGGGTCGCCGGCGGCCGGCGACGAGTACATCACGATCACGACCGCGACCAGCGAAGAAATCGACTATGTCGGCATCGCGAATCACAACCTTGGGTCCGGCCTGTTCCCGGTGTCGGTCGAGGTCCAGGCCGGCGAATTCGACTCGTTCGTGGAGGTCATCTCCGATCGGTTCCTGGTCGACGACAAGCCGGTCATCTTCCGGTTCACGCCCCAAGCCGCGACGGCCGTGCGGGTGAAAATCCAGGCGTCGCAAGCGGCCGTGCCGGTCGTGCCGGAAGCGGCCGTCGTCTATGTCGGCAAGTTGCTCGTGCTCCAGCGCCGGATCTATGTCGGGCACACGCCCATTCCCTACGGCCGCAACACGCAAGTGATCAACGGCAAAAGCGAGAGCGGGAATTTCCTCGGTCGGATCATCGTCGGCGAGACGCGCTCGACCGGCATCAGCATGTCGAACATGACGCCGGCGTGGTATCGGACTTACATGGACCCGTTCGTCGTGTCGGCGCAAAGCAAGCCGTTCTTTTTCAACTGGCGCCCGCTCGACTACCCGGAAGAAAGCGGCTTTTGCTGGGTCACTGACGAGCCGCGTCCTTCAAATCAGCGTCCTAACGGCATGATGCAAATCGCCTTTCAGATGAACGGGATCGTCTAATGTCCGGTGAACGCGCCCTGGTGTATGTCGAAGTCGATGTCGATTACTGCTCGCTAAGGTACGGCGAGGGCGCTTGTCCGGCAATCCTCGGCGTCGACAGCGCTGACAAATGCTTCAACTCGCTCAAGACCTGCGCGGTGCGGACCGCGTTCACGAACGACCCTGTGACCATCCGGTTCGCACAGGACAATGTATATTTGCCCAAGGATATCCCGGCGATCCCGTCGATCACGGGCGTCCAATTCTCGCCGGCGACGATCTCGCTCGGGAAGGACCTCGGTCAGCGCGCGACCCTGACGGTCGGTTTCCGCGATCATAAGCACAGCGACACCGGCGAGGGCTTCGACAAATACCACGCCGAGCGCTCTTATAACCCGTTCGATCAAGGATCGTTTTGGGGGAAATTCCGCGCGCGCCAGCCCTATCTCAAGGGGCGGTCGATCCGGCTGATCCGTGGCTATCTTGGTCAAACGCTCGCCGAGATGGACACGCGGCATTACATCATCGAATCGTTCAACGGTCCGACGCCACAGGGCTCTTACACTCTGATCGCGAAAGACGTCCTGAAGCTGGCCGATGGCGACCGCGCGCAAGCGCCGATGGTGTCCAACGGGTTCCTGGTCTCGGCGATCGACGAAGTCGCGACGACCTTGAACCTGTCACCCAACGGGATCGGCGATTTCGAATATCCGAATTTCGGCTGGATCGCGATCGGCGGCGAAGAAATCATGGAATTCACCCGAACGGGTGGCATCGATGACAACACGCTGCTGATGCTTCACGGCGACGGCGCCGACAACGGGACGACCTTCACCGATTCGAGCGCGTCGAACCGGACCGCGACGCGCGTCGGCACGCCTGTGACCGACACCGGGCTGGTCGTGCATGGGACGGCGTCGCTCCAGTTTCCAGGGTCCGACGACTTCCTGACCTTTCCCGACGATGACGCCTGGAGCTTTCCCGGCGACTTCACGATCGATTGTTGGGTCTATGTCACCGACCTGTCCATAAACCGGGTTATGGTCTCGCACTCGGACAACACCGCCGACAATCATTGGCGTTTTCAGGTGGGCACGAGCGGCGCGCTCGGGTTCATCGTCTTCGTCGGCGGCGTGCTGTCCTTTTCGATCCAGTCGCCGGCGAGCAGTATCACGATCAACAGTTGGACCCATGTCGCGGTCGTGCGAGAGGGAACGACGTGGCGGATGTACGTCAACGGCTTCGAGGCGTCGGAAGAAGTGAACGCCACGGCAATCACCAATTATTCGGGCCTGCTCCGCGTCGGCGTGAGCGGCGACGGGACCAGCTTCGACTTTTTCAGCAATATCGACGAGTTGCGAATTTCCAAGGTTGCGCGCAGCGAATCCGAACTGATCGCGGGCCTGCTCAACCAGTATAACGACGGCGACATTCTCCAGATCGTTCGCGGGCAACTCGGCACGACGGCCGCCGAGCATGACGTTCAAGACCGCGTGCAATTGGTCGTGCGATATGACGGCGCGGACCCGGCTGACATCCTATACGACCTGTTCACGAATTACGCGCAGATCCCGGCCGAATATATCAGTCTCGGCGACTGGCAAACCGAGACCGGCTCATTCCTTCAGCGCCTTTACGGCGCGACGATCGCCGACCCGACCGACGTCACCAAGCTGGTGAGCGAGTTGGTCGAGCAAGCCGCGCTGGCGATCTGGTGGGACGACGTGAACCAGCTCATCCGCCTTAAGGTGTTGCGCTCGATCCTGACCGACACCGCGCTGTTCGACGACGACAATATCATGGCCGGGTCGCTCACCGTCCAGGAACAGCCCAATTTACGCGCGTCGCAGATCTGGACCTACTACGGTCAGCGGAACCCGCTTCGTCCGATCGACGAACCCGACAATTTCCGCTCGACGCTGGCCACGGTCAATTTGCAAGCCGAGAGCGACGAAGGTCAGCCGGCGATCATGAAGATTTTCGCCCGCTGGATTCCCGCGTTCGGGCGGGACACCGCCGAGCGGCTGAACGACATCCAGTTGGGCCGGTACCAAACGCCGCCGCGCCGCGTCACATTCGACGTCTTCCGGGGCTCGGTCGACGATCCCGTGTTGGGTTCCGGGTATCAGGTGGGTGCATACTCGATCCAGGACGAATTCGGCGCCCCTGTGACCATGCCGATCCAGCTCACGCGCCTTAATCCGATGTCTGATCGCTTCAGCGTCGAAGGCGAGGAAATGCTTTTCGAAGCGCTCGACCCGGCGGACCTGCTCGACCGGACGATCGTGATCGATAGCGACATCCTGGACGTCAATCTTCGCGACCTTCACGACTCGATCTATCCGGAGCCGGTCGCGTTCGAAAGCCCGTCGATCACCGTGACGTGCATCGTCGAAAGCGACGTCCTGGTCGGCGCGAGCGGCGCCGATATCCCCGCGTTCGACGTCGGTGACTGGCCGGGCGGCGTCACGATCACGGTCATCAATAACGGGCGCATTCAGGGCGCCGGCGGCGACGGCGGTGACGGCGGCAACTTCTCCGGAAGCAATTTTAAGGACGGCGAGGCGGGCGGCACGGCCGTTTATACGCGGTACCCGATCATGTTCGAGGACGCGGCCGGACAGACCTATGGCGGCGGCGGCGGTGGCGGCGGTGGCTACTTCAGGGGCGGCGGTGGCGGTGGCGGTGCTGGTCAGGTGCCGGGTGAAGGCGGACCCTTCACAACCGACCAGAACAGCCCCAAGTCGGGCGCGCCCGGCACGCTGGACGCGGGCGGCATCGGCGGCGACGGCGGCGGTGAATGGGACGACGACGGCGGTAACGGCGGCACGCCGGGCGTCGCGGGCGGCGTCGGCGAACCGGGTCCGCCGACAGCCGGCGCCGGCGGCGCGGCCGGGCACGCGATTGACGGACTGTCGTTCATAACGCAGGTTGGGGCGGAAGGTGATCGCCTTGGAGGGGAAGTGAACTAATGGTTCTCGCACGTTGGCAAGCGACCGTCGTCGACGACGAAGGCAACATTCTGACCGCCGCGAACGTCGAGGTCCGGCGCGAGATCGCCGGCGCGCCGATCGCCGTGATCTATAGCGACCGCGACGGGCTCACCCCCAAGGCGAACCCCTTCGCGGTGGAGCCGGACGGCTTCGCGGCCTTCCACGCGCTCGGCGGCGCCTATCGGATCACCGCGACGTCGGGCACGTTCTCGCGAACGTGGCGCTATGTCCCGATCGGCCTCGGCGCCGAGACGGACGGGCGCGGCGTCGGCATCGAATTCTCATTCAACACCGACACGACCGACGCGGACCCCGGTTCCGGATTTCTGAAATTCAACAATGCCACGTTGGCGAGCGTGACGAAGCTGTTCATCAGTGACGACGCTCTGAACGATTCGGACATTTCGCCATGGATCGACAGTTGGGACGATGGCGGGTCGAGCGCGGATCGCGGGACCGTCATGATCCAATCGATCGAGGGCGTCAATTTCCTACTGGCGCGCGTGACGGGCTCGGTCGTCAACGATTCCGGATATCGCGATGTGACGGTTTCGCCGATCGCCAGCAACGGGACGTTCGCGGCCGATCAATCCGTGTACGTGACGTTCAGCGTCAACGGTGCGGACGGCGAGGACGGCGCGGACGGTGACGTCGCGGGACCCGGCGCGACCGTGGTCGACGGTCAAGTCACCCTGTTCGCGAGCGGCACGGGCTCGACGATCAAGGGGCTGTTCAGCAGTGACAGCCCGCTCGAACCGATCTTGGGCAACGAACTGTTGCGCGCGGCCGAAGCGACCGACGCCGAGGTCCAGGCGGCGACGCCCGGCCGCAAAGCGCTGATGGCCGATCATCTCGAAACGGCCGCGCTCGCGGAAGCGCTGGTCGACGCGGCGACGGTGGCGGTGGACTGGAAAGGCGCGATCAACTTCACCCTGACCGTCACGGCGAGCCGGATCATCGGCAATCCGACCGGCGGTATTCCCGGCACTCACCGGACCATCATGGTCCAGGGCAATGACGCGACCGACCGCGCGATCACGTTCGGAAACCAATTCCTCGGCGAAGTCCCGGTCATCACTGATTGCGACAGTGCACGGTGGTATCTGATCAGCATCTATTGTCACACCGCGTCGCACTTCATCGCCAGCGCTAAGAGGGCATTCGGGTGAACATGCTTCCCGGCTGGAATCCCGGTTTCATCGTTCCTCGACTGCTCCGCAGTCTCGCGCAACAGGCGACCACGTCCGCCGGCGCGACGTCGCTGACGTGTCCCACGGTGGCCAAAGGCGATCTGATCGTCGTGCTTTCCTACGCCACGGGATCGGCGGCGTTCGTCACACCGACCGGGTTCACGCCTTTGGTGCAAAGCGTTCTTGGAGCGGTGAGACAAGCGCTTAGTGCCAAGGTCGCGGACGGTACCGAGAGCGGGACCACAATCAACGGCATGACCGGAAGCGGTTTCGGTATGGTGTTGGTCACGCTTCGACCAGACACGCCGCTCGTGTCGTTTGTCTTGGCAAGTCCTCAAGGTGAATTGACGGACGGTAATCCGGTTGCGCAAAACGTGACGTCCGGTGCGGGACCTGCCCCGCTCATTGTTATCGGTGCTTACGGTTCGTTGGGCGTCGTCAATCCACGCACTTTCTCACCAGCGAAAGACGGTGAAGTCCTGTTGGGTACCGGGACCATGTACATCGCTTGGAAGAATTATTTTAATTCACAAGTCGACGTGAGCATCGACATGGACGACGAAGGCAACGGGAACGCGTTGCAATCGTGCTATCTCCGTTTGCAGGTGTGACGCTGTAACTTTTTGACTTTGGTCGCGTTTACGTATTGGGCAAGACCGATTACCGTCCGGGGAAATGGTAAGATAATGACCGAAGCGACCAGCAATTTCGAACACCGGCTGGATAGCCTGGAACAACAAGGCGTGGATAATCGGAACCGGCTGGTTCATGTCGAACGGCAGGTCGCGGACGTCGCGCGCAATGTCGATTCACTAGGGACCAAACTCGACACGGTTGTCAGCGCCGTGACGACCGTCACCGCTCAGCCAAAATTCGACATTTACAAGGTCGTTCCGCTGATCGTTTCGATCGTCATCCTGGTCGGCGCCGCCTCGACGGCCGTGACGTATATCGCGTCGAACATCAACGCGCCGGCGATCGCCGAGGCCAAGGCGGAAATCAAGTTTCTGGGTCAGCGGCTCGACAACGGTTGGTTCAAGGCGTCCAATATGAGCATTCGAGCACCAGGGGGATCGGTATCGCCGCAATGATCACAACACGACGCGCCGCGCTGATCGAGCGCAAGGACGCACTCGCCGCCAGCCTGCGCGCTGATGTCGAGGCCATGCCGAACGAGGTCGACCGCAAGGGGTTCTCGCAAGCCGTCGAGCTTGGGAACCTGCTCGCCGACATCTTGATCGACATCGCGCATCCCGTGACGGACGCCCCAAGCTAGGACCCTGTGACCATGACGAACAGGCGATTGTCTAAGGCCGGTGCTGGCGCCGGTGCAGCGCATGAGGCTTGCTATTTGTTCGCCTATCCCGATCCGGGAACCGGCGGCGATCCCTGGACGATCGGCGTCGGGCACACCGGCCGCGCCGGCTTGCCGAACGTGCGGCGCGGCGACCGGATCAGCTTCACCAGGGCGTTCGAGATTTACGCGGTCGACATGGGCAAGGTCGAGACCGACGTGAACCGGGCGATCACGGTGGACCTGGAGCAACATGAATTCGACGCGGCGTGCATTTTCCATCTCAACACCGGCGCGATCCGCGCGGGCTCGGTCGACGACAAGCTGAACCGGGGCGACCGCGCGGGCGCGTTCAAGACGTGGGGCGCCTACATCAACGCCGGCGGCAAGCCGATGAAGGGGCTCATCACGCGCCGCGCCGAGGAAATCGAGATCTTCAAGACCGGGCGTTATCCGACGCGCCGGATCTTGGTCAAGGACACGCAAACGGGATCAGGGCGTTACGTCGCGCCGTCCTCGATTCCGTGGCGTGGGGACGTGCCGGCCGGCGGAATTGACCCGACGCCGGTCGCACGTCCCGCGATCGTCGCCGAAATACCGGCGCCCAAAATCGTGACCTCGCCGGTGAAGGTCGCCACGCCCGCGCGGCCGATCGGCAAGCCGGCGTCGGCGCCGTGGTATTCTCGATTTTGGGAATGGATCAGCACGGGCAATGACGGCGCAATCGCCGGCTTAGGATAGAAGGAACCATCGCATGTACAATCGCTCCAAACTGGTCGCCCTGGTGGCGATCGCCGTCATGATCACAGCGGCGCCATCGCTGGCGCAAACCGTCGACTTGCGGACGCCGGCCGGCGAGGTCGTCACTTACCTGTTCGGCATGCTCGCGACGGCGCTGACCGCGCTCGCTAGCGTCGCGATCCGGCTGGTCATGGTCAAGGTCGGGATGCAGAACAGCGCGCTCGAACAGAACCTAAATGACCGGCTGAATGACATCATCTTCAAGGGGATGGACTTCGCGCAGGCGACTGCCGAAAACGAGATCCTGAAAAAGGGTTCGGGCCTGGAGGCGGTCAAGTTCGACAATTACTTCATTTCGCTGGCGGCGAGCTATGTCGCCGAGCGCGCGCCCGACATCCTGAAGAAGTTCACGGTCACGCAGGAAAAGCTTGTCGAAATGATCTGGGCTCGCATCCCCGCTTACGCGCAGACCGTGCCGGTCATGGGCGGCGCCTCGACGCCGGCGACCGGCAAGGCTGTCGCGGCCGTGACGGGCGGTCCCTCGATCCCTGCGCGCGCGCAGCCGGCGCCGGTGATCGAGCAGCCGAAGACCGAAACGCCATTGCCAGCCGACAAGGTGTCCGCTAGCATGTTCGACGAGGCGCCCCAAACAGGCGCTTAAACGACCCGTGGGCGCGGGTACGGCGATGGCGCTGGTCGGTCGGTCCCTGGCGGGTTCCCGGTTCGACCAGCGCTTCACCCCGCTCCACCAAGCCCGATAACCTGCCCTGTCGTCTCCAGCATGCCGCAAGCTCGCACGGTCCGCCCGCGCGGGCTTGCGGTCCGTTTAGGCGTCCCGCTGAAGCGGACCGCTGGCAAGCTCCATCTCGATGCCGTCCAGGCGCCCGACGACGCGCCAGCACGGCACGTAGTTGATCAGGCCCTTCTGTAGCTCGAACACGACGTGGCGGATCGGCGTGAGGCGTGGGGGCAGCACCAGGGCGGCTTCGACGGCCGTGACGAGCCGATGCGGTTCGTCGACCATGACGCGGACGACCGGGGTCACATTCGGGTTCCACCCTTCGAGCGACTTGGACGCCCATGCGGCGCGGATCTCGGCGACGGCTTGCGTGGTCATTTCTGTTTGCCCGTCCCGTCGCATACCGGACAATCGACCGTCTCGACCGGTGTCTGGACGTGCTCGCGATCTTCGGCCGGGAAGATCTTCCCGAACGGCGCCGGCTGAACATCGACCTTCCCGTCGCCGCCGCATGGCTCGCACGGGTCCCCTTTAGCTGTCATTGGCTGTCGTCCTTTTCTGGTTTGCCGAACAGTGCGATGAACGCGCGGCGCCGGCGGTGTCGGCGCTGGATAGCCTCGACCCGGCGCATGTGAGCGACGCGGCGATCGAGATCCGGCGTCTTGCTGGAGCTATTCAGGTTGCTCCACATGAAGACGATCAGGATCGCGATATGATAGTACGCGAGCAGCCACAGCGCGGCCGTTTGGATACCGGGCGACCCGTATGCGAGCATCACCGCAAAGGTCCCGATCAGGGTCCCGTAGCTGATCAGCATCATTCCGGAATATCCGCGTCCAGCGCTTCGTCGATGTCCGCGATCAGCCGCGCGCGGACGCCGTCGCTCATCGGGTGCTCGACGTCGACGATCTCGCGGACGCTGGTCAGGGCGTCGCGAAGGTGCTGGACCATCATGCGATCGGTATTCGGCCCTGTGACCATCGGCGCGAGCGACAGCATCACTAGCCCGTCGCTCAGCGCGCCGAAGTCCGCGATATGGATGACCCGGACGCCGATCGGTTTGGTCGCGTCCTCGGCTAGGTCCTGGTTGCCGCGCCCCATTTCGAGCAGGTCGCCAGCCTTGACGTTGGCGCGGGTTTTGTCGACCAGGATTGCGCGCATCTCGCCGGCGCGGACGGCGTCCCAATAGTCGGCGCGGACAACTAGCTTGTGCGTCTTGGCGGTCATTTGGTTCGGTCCAAGGTTGCGTCGATATAGTCGACCAGGGTTTCGTTGGGGCTGTCGGCTTCGTTGACCCAAACGGTGCAACAGATCGACAGGGCGTTGATATCGGCGAAGATCGACCGGCGGATCACGGCCAGCGCTTCGCGGGCCTCGACAAGCCGAGGGTCTTCAGGCGGCGTGCTGGTGGTCATGTGGCGGGCTCCGATCGTCCGCTAAGGCGCCGACACGCGGCCGGCGCCTGGACTGACGGTCAGTTGTGCGACGGCTTGCCGGGGTCGCTGGTCGGCGGCGGCTCCGGTGAGTCGGGGCTGTCCCAAAAGTCCGGATTGCGGGGATCGAAATTCGGGAGGTTGGTCGGATACTGAATATCCGGGTCCGGCTTGGGCGGCGGGTTATCGGCCATGGTTTTCCTTTCGGGCTGGTCGTCCACTAAGCCGCCGGGCTCGCCGGCGGCCGGGAAGGCGACCGTCATTTCGACGGCATCCATTCAGATCGCGCGCGCGGCTGATGTGTCCAGCGGACCCAAGTCCACCAGATCAGTTCGAGCCGCACGAAGCGGGCGTAAAGCCGGATGCGTCGCGGCGCCTGATCGACCAGTTCGAACAGGCAAGCGAGGAACATCAGGCTGTGACCTAAAGCGTTTCGAAACATCAGTGGTAAACCCCTGTTAGCAACCAGCCCATGAAGCGGTCGTCGCGGCATGCGATGACGAACATGACCAGCGTCATCAGCACGACGGTCATGACGGTGATCTGGTTCGTGGTCATGTTCGAGTCTCCAGATGTGAAAAAGGGACGGTCGCGATACACGGCCGCCCCTTCACTTCGGTCCGCCGCTTCGGCTTATGCCTGGGCTGACGGTCGCGACGTTAGAAGTTGTAGTTCAGACCGACCCGGACAACGTCCAGGTTCGCGTCGCCGTCGTGCGTGAAGGCGAAGCAGTCGACGCCCTTGGAACCGCCGAAGCTGTTCAAGTCGAATCGCTGCCATTCGCCGAACGCGGACAGGTGCTCGGTCAGCTTGACGTCGACGCCGCCACCAAAGGTGAACGCGGTGACGGTGTCGCTATAGCCCATGACGCTCACGGTCTCGCCGCCGAGCACGGGGCCGCCGATCGAGCCGTCGACCGAAATGTCGACCATGCCGACACCGACGAAGCCGTACACGCCGACGCGCTCGATGACCTCGACGCCGCCCTTCAGCACGGCCGCCGCACGCCAATCGGAACCGACCGACAGCTTCCCGGTCGCATAGGTTTCGTCGACCTGACTGAAGTCGACCATCAGCACGGGGCCGCCATAGATGCGGCCGGCTTGGAACATATAGCCGCCGCGCAGACCACCGCCGATGCCCTTGTCACTGATGTCCGGCAGATTGCCGGCGATGCCGCCCTTCGTGCCGAAGTACTCGTTCAACGGCTTCTGGACCGAGCAGTTCGGGCAATCTTCCCAATTCATCGAGCCTTCGTGCTCGACGTCCAGGCGGTCCCAATTCACCGAAGCGCCGACGAAGAACCCGCCGAAGCTCGACTTCGAAACCTGATAGATCGCGGGCGCGTCGGCGCCGACGTCCTTGGTCGATCCGCGCAGGTCAGCAGCGCCGACCGACGTTGCGCCGGCGACGATCGCCAGCAAGGCATAGATAATTCGCATGCTTGTCTTTCCCCGTTTGAGCCACAGGACACAATGCCCCGTGATCATCCTTACGCACACTCTAACCCTTGTTGCGGTCCCCGTAAGCTTCGTCGGCGCGGTCGAGGTCGCTGGCGGCGCGCAGGTGTTGCGCGGCTTCACCATCGAGCCGATCGGCCTTCGCGGCGTCGCCCTGGTCGCGGGCGGTTTCCGCCTGCTTCTGGAGGTCGACCGCGTCGTTCACAAGCGCTTTGCTCGCCTGTCCTACGGGATGCGCATATTCGTCTGACATCGGTGTTCGTCCTAGTGAAGAAAAATCCCGGCCGGGAGATGCAAGCAGGGCGTGACCGGCCGGGTCGGGCTTTGGAGAATGCCCACGCCCGCTTGTTCTATGAGTCGTCGGTGCAGATCTCGACGATCGGTCCTTCGACCACGTCTTCGCCTCCGTTGTCGGCGGTCAGATACCGCCCGGCCGGCGAGAATAGGAAGCCGCTCACGGCCGCCAGTCGCCCGGCGTCGGCGTCATAAGCTACGACGGTTGCGTCCGGCGGATACTGCTTCAGCTTCTCGATCAGGTTGGCGACCGTGGTCATCATTCGGCGTCCGGTTTCGGCATCACGTTGTCGACGACGTGCCGGACTTCGTCAACGGCCTGTTCCGCATGCGCGATCGCGATCGCCGCGCTGTCCGGCTTGTCGTTCGCCGTGTCGCGAAGCGCTTGGCTCGTGTGGTCGGCGAGGTCGGATAAGGCGTCGTCCAGGCGTTCTTTGTTCATGTCGGTTTTCCGGGTGAAGGGGACGGCGCCGACCGTTGCTAGCGGTCGACGCCTGGGGGGACAACCTTAAAAAAGGGACAGTTGCAATTGCACCGGCCGCGTCGAGCGCTCGGCGATGTAGGCTTTCGCGATCTCGATCCGACGCGCTCGTTCTTCGGCGCGGTACACGATCAGATCATTTTCAATCTTGGTCCATTTGGCGTGGTCAGCTTCGGCTTTCGACTTCGTCCGAAAGGTCATGCAGTAGTATTCGTTTGCGATCTTCTTCGGATGCGTCGTGATTTTTCCGCTCACGAACCAGTAGCTACCACGTTTTTCGATTTGCATGTCTCATTCTCCAGTAGTTCGCAACGCCCTAGTTGGTGGACTTGGGTCTGGGGACCCAAGTCCTAGTCGGTTACAGCTTGCAGTCGGGTGCGGGCTGATCCGGCTTTTGTTGTTCAGCTTTAAGCTTTTCTTCGAGGCGCTTTTTCATGAACTCACCGTAAACGGCGAGGACTTTTAATCCGACGTAACTGATAACGAAGCCAATCATTATCGTTCCGAGGACATCGCCTTTCGTGCAACTCGCCGGCGACTTCGTTTCGGCTTGCGCCGGGACGACAATCAATTGCGCGGCGATGATTGCTGCGAAGATTTTCTTAAGCATCACACATTCTCCATTTTGCGTTCCGGGGAACCCCGGACCGGATGGAACCAAGTCCACCAAGTAAGGCGTTGCTTGTTTCTTTGGCAGCTTTCCGTTCCAACGTTTGTTAGACTGCGCTTGGAACGGTAAAGGATCAGTGGGGCCTGTCTTCTGATTACTAATGTATGCTCACTTGTGCTCACCGTCAATAGAAAAACGAACGATTTTTCATTAAATCGACGATTATTGTTCCGACGATGAACGTCCAGATGATCACAGCGGCGGCGATGCTTGATCGAACGTGTCTAGGCATTGATTAACCTTGGAAAATGGTCGTGCCGACCGATCATCGACACGACCCTGTGATTATTCCCCGCGTTTCGCGGCTTCGAGGTTTTCCAGCGCGGCCGTGATCTGATCACGGACATCGTTGAGCAGTTTGTAAGGATCGACGCCCACGCCGGCGGCGTCGATGTTGGTCTTGATCAGCTTCAGGTCAGCTTCGACGCCGCGCATCAGCTCGCGCCATTGCTTGATCACGACGGTCTTAAGCGACGGCGCGGCCGCCGGCTTGGGACGGTTCTCCGGATCGAGCGACCGCGCCTTGACGACGCCTTCAGCCGTGCGGTGCGTGACGCCGCCGGCGATCTTCTTCCACGCCTTGCCCGTCCAGGTGTAAACGTCGGTCAGGTTGTTTCCGATGTCGCGGATCTCGCATGCGCCGACCTCGGTCCCGGCGTCGATCGGCACGGCGCCGGGATGAATGACCGCTTCGACTTCCTTCCACGTCAGGTCGTCGACCAGCCGATCGACGACGCCGGTGTTTTTCCATTCATCGACCGCGTAAAGCCCGTCACCGGTCGAGACGGTGAACTTCACGCTGAACGTGCTGGTCGGTGACGGCTCGACCTCATCAGGCATGTCGACGTCGACCGCGTCGCCGGCGCGCGGCGGCGCGGTCAGGACGAACCCCTTAGCGGCCCAACGCTCGATCTGTTCTTCCGTGGGTGCGGCGAGCCGGGACACGTCGCCCATTCGTTGCGCCGCCTGTGCGACCAGCTCGACCGCGTCCCAATAGGTCGCCGAGACCGGGAAATTCTCGCCGCGCATGGTCAGCCATTGCCCCTTGGTCGCGCTCCAGCGTTGGACGCTCCAGCCGCCGGCGGGCTCGATCAGGTTCGGCATGATCCGAAACGTGCCTTCGTGCTCGGGAACGTTGGTCCCGACCGGCATGGTCACGGTTTCGATGCGAACCGGCGGCTGTTGCGCGACGCTGGCGGCGTAAATCTGGTCGAAGGTCTCGGTCGGCGGGACATGCGCCGCGACGTTTGCGTGTGGCGGTTGTTCGGGCTGGTCAGCCTGCATCGTGCAATCCAGTGCGTGTTGACGGCGCCGGGCTTCCGAAAGCTGTTCAGCGACGTCGGCGAAGTGTTGGGGGTGTCGTTTCAGGTAGTGGATCGCGTCCGCCCGGTGGGCACTGTTCCCTTGCTGCTCGCCGCCGTTGGGTCCCTCGCCGGTGTGGCGAAGGTGATGATCGAGCGCTTCGAGACACGACAGGGCGGTCGCGATCGCGTGGCGGCCGTCCTGAAACCGGTTGGGCTTCGGCACGTCGCCGATCGGCGTCGTCCGCGTGGCGATCGCCAGCGCTTCGTCGATCAGCTCGATCGCGCTCGGGACATATCGCGATATCATGCTGTCACCGCGCAGGCGGCGAAGGACCTCGGCGACCGCATCGAGGCGCGTGTTATTCGCCTCGATCATGCCGTCGCGAGCATCGACCGGTTCATCGTTGATCACGCTCACGGTTTGGTCGCTGATGATTTCGTCGATCAGCACCATCGCCGAGCCGATCGCCGGGTCGTCGCTCCGGACACTATTCAGGATCTCGATCACGCGGGTCAGCCGGCGGACCGTCAGACCATCAGGTTCGTCGGCGAATGGTTGCAAGCCTTGCAAGCCGCGATAGATCGTGTTTTCCGACCAGCCGGCCGCGACCAGCCTGGAGACGATCGTGTTCAGCGCGGCCGTTGCGTGGCTGTCGCGTCTCCATCCGAGGACCGCGCGGCACTGCTCGGCGAACGCGGTCAGTTCGGGACTATCCATTTTCCAGATCAAGCCGGTGTCCTGACCGTTCGGGTCGAGGATGCGGCGCGGCAGATCGTAACCAGGCGAAGCGCTGGCGATCTCGTTTTCACCGCGAACGATCGTGATCGCCTGACCGACCCTGTGACCATATTTCACGATCTCGCCTTCGGCCTCGGCGACGGTGTCGAACTGGCGCCATGGCCACAGCTCCGGCTCGCATTCCGATATCACCGCCGACCAATGTCCGCCGACCGGTGTCGCGCGCCAGCGCTCGATCTCGAACATGCCGTTCGTCGACGACTGGCGGACATGAAACGCACCGTCCATGATCCCGGCGACGGTCTCGGCGTCCTCGCCGGTGAGCAGTGCCGGCACATCGTCGGCGCTGATCAGCTCGACCGCGTAAGGGGCTTGTTCGCTGGACCAGTCGCCGAACGCTTGGATCGCCGAGGCGCGCGTATCGAACGACCTCGACAGCACGCGGTACATGACCGGGAAGCCGGTTTTCTTGTGAATGGCGGACCAGCCTTCGACGTCGTCGTGGATGAAGAAGAACCACAATCCGTTGTAGGGCGATTGCTGGATCTGAAACATCACCGGCGTCGGCTCGACCGCGATGTCGAAGTCGGGACCATTGGCGCCACGGAACGCGCTGATCGCGCGAAGCGCCTGTTCGCGGCTGACGAAGGTCGTCGGGCGAAGCGACGGTTCATCCGAGATACGCACGACCCGCTTGTCATAGCCGTCGTAAGGCGCGCCGATCCAAACGTATCCGCCTTGGTCGAGCCGCTGAATCAACCAGGACCCGGCGGCGTTCAGCACGATCCGCGCGGTCACGGTCGGGCGGGCGGGCACATCGCGCGGCGAGGCGGGCGGCGTCGGTGTCATAGGCGGTTCGCCGGCGGGCTGGTTGTCGGCGATCCATTTTTCCGGCAAGCCGCTGATCCCCACGGTCAGCGGCACGTCGAGCATGAAGCGGTCTTTCATGCCGATCCGCGCGGCGTATCCGTGGATCGCCTTTTCGGTCGCTTCGTAGTTCGACCGAACCAGCAAGCCGTCGACCATGATGGTCCACCAGTTGCCGGCAAGGTCCTGTTGCTGGATCGCGCAGTCGGTGTTGATCATGCTTTTATCGCCGGCGCGCGAGAACCGCACGATCCGGAACAGCTTGTCGGGACCCTGGACGATCGGCGCGTGATCGCCGGGAAGGAAGACCATCACGCCGGTTTTCGCCTTCGTCGCGGCGCGGTGTTTCTCGATCGCGGCGAGCGCGGCCGGGCTATCGGGGAAGGTTCCCGACAGCACGCTGTCGCTGTGCGGCGGGACCCAAACGCCGGCGGCGTTCCGTTGCTCGATCGCGATGGCGTAAGTCACCGGATCGCCGATCGGCTTGATCCGATATTCCTCGGTGTGCTGTGTCATAGGTCCTCATTGGGCAGGGTATCGCGAAAGTCTTCGTGCTGTTCGCCGTCCAGGCGGATGTGACGGGCGTTCTCGCACGTCATCATCTGGATTCGCAGGGGGATGTTATTCCCCTGGTTGATCTGGTTCATCAGCCAACCGACGCAATGAACCTGTTCCTCGGTGTCGTGCTGGTGGCATCCCATGGCGACGATGATGCCGCCGGGCGTGTGCGAGGCGCCGGGCTCGGCGATCGTGCATAACAACGCCCGGTGAAGGTCCTCGGAATAGCCGTCCGGGATCTCGCGCGGATCGGTCGTGACCTTCCACGGGCACTTGTCGCACTGGTGGAGCCGCTTCAGTTTCCAGGTCATCAGAACACCAGCATGCCGACCGTGAAGGACACGACTGCCGTGATCACGAACCACGCGGCCGGATGGATCGCGCGCAGCACGGCGCCGACGATCGACCAGTCGTCATGATCGAACACGCTCGACCGGAACGCGGCCGCGCGCGGCGAGCGGTTCAACCGGTTCAGAAACCGCGCGACGTTGCGCGCGTCGCGGGCGGCCGCCTCGCTCACGGCCGCGCCGAATTCGCGCAAGGCGTCGGCGAGGACCCGCATTTCGTCGGCGGTCGAGCGGCTGACCGGCTTCAGCCCTTGGCATTCAGGCGGCACAGGCTGACCCTGTGACCATCCTTGCTCGATCGCGCATCCATAGGACGCGGGACAGCCTTCAGCCGGGCACATGTGCCCTTCACGGCGCGTGCAATGCCAGCCTGGAAAGTTCATGGGCGGGTTCTCCGTAAGCTTTGAATGATCGACGCCGCGTCCGCCATGATGCCGGCGACGACGTTCGGCGCGTAAGGGATGTCGTCGACCACGGTGTCGAGCAGTTCGGTCAGGACGTGGTCGACCGTCTTTCGGCTGATCCGCATGGGACCGCGTTCCGCCTGCTTTTGCCTGACCGTGGTCATGCGGGTCGCTCCGGCAAGGCTTGAGCGCGCGCCCATTGGTCCCGCCAATAGCTGATCTCGTTGCGAAGGAAGGCTTCGTCGGTCAGCATGCGCGGGTCGGCTCGACGCCGGGTTATTTCCGCTCGACCGGCGTCGGTCATCTTCTCGCGAAACTGCTCGATCAGCGCGTCGAAGTCCTCGATCGTGACGGACGCCGGCTTACCGGGCTCCACCTTCACGAACGCCCGCACGGCGCGATAACCGAACTTCGTCGCATAGTTCGTCGTCACCGGGCGCTTACCGCGCAGCACGTCCGAGACGTCGCCGGCGTGCATGCGGTTGTCGACCGCCCATTTCGTCATTGACTTGCCGCTGGCCGCGATGCCGGCGCGGATGATCTGCCGCATCTCGTCTTCGCTGATCATGTTGGTCGTCCTATGCGGGCGACCAAGTCGTCGAGTGCAACCCCAATGTTGTTCGGGCGCGCGGTCGCCGACCATGTGTCGTCAGTGTTGGTCGGCATGGACAGGAACAGGTCCCAAGCCGTCGAGCGATCGCCGAACACGGTTTCTTCAAGCTGAATCATCAGGTCGACCCGTGACATGACCTGCGCGGTATCGCGGAAGAACGCCGCGAGATTGCCGATTGTCTCGGCGTCGGTCTCACCCTTGGTTTCTAGGAACCGTCCGATCAGCGCTGCGCGGACACTGTCCAGACCGGCGCCGAATTCCTCGGCGGGTCGCTGGAGCAGGTCGACCACGCCGGCGACGCCGATCTTGTCGACCTTGTCGATCGTCCGGAGAACTTGCGCCGTCATGCCGCGTTCCGATACTTTTCGGCCAGCACGCGGTCGACCAAGTCGCCCAAGGCGACGGCGACCGGCAGGGGGACCGCGTCGAACGCCCTGACGGCCGGATGCAGCTTCGGGAAGGCGATCGGGGCGGTCCAGGCTTCCGGGGCCTGTGCGGGCGCCTGTGCGGCTCTCACGGCAACCGGCTTAGCGGCGGCCGCCATCGGGAGACCGAGCATCGGCGCCCATAGCTCGACGCCTATGACGGTCAGGTAGGCGAGGGCGACGCCGGCGGCCGCGCCGATCAGGGCGCCGGCCGCGACGTACAAGATCAGCTTGGTCGGGATCGTGATTGAGATCGTGTGATGTGACTTCACTGCATATGCTCCAAACGGACCGCCAGCGGCTTGAAGCCGGCGAAGGCGGTGGTTAGGTCGGGACCGGCGGCCGCCGCGATTGCGAGCAGCACCAGACCGACCAGGATGAACACAGGGCCGCTTCGGTCATTCATCGGCGCGCCGCATCATACAGCGCGCTTGCGGCGGGTGGCGAGGCGGGCGCGGTCGCGTACAGCCCGGCGAGGGCGACGGCGACCAGGGCGATCCATTGCACGGCGACGGTGTCCTTCAGGTTTGGGGACGCGAGCGCTTGGCGGCGCGCCGGCGCGTCCCCTGGTGAGTGGCTATGCCGGGACTTCGTTCAGCTCCGGCAACGTGGATTCGGCCAGCCCGCGAAGGCGGCGGATCAGTTGGTGTGTCCGCGATCCCTTGCCGGCGCCCTGCTCGAACTGATGATCCAGTTCGGCCAGCTCGCGCGTGTTCTGGCTGATCAGGTCGAGCGCGGCCGTCGCGGCCTTGTCGGTCGGGCTGGTCTTGCTGGAGCCGCCCGACCGCATCAGGTCGACCAGGGCGTCCGAATATTCGGCGATGTCATTGACGACGATCTTTTCGTCCTGCTGGTCGGGCGTGTTGGCGGCCTTCAGCGCGGCGCTAAGACGGGTCGACAGAAGGGCGCGGATTAGTGCGATGCTTGACGATTTCATTTTTGGTTAGGACCTTTGTTTTTTCAGGGCTCAAGTAAGCGACGCCCCAAGGCGTCATTATCTGGTCAGGGTCAAGGACTTCGATCTTGGCTTCGTGCAACATCCATTTGGTACGCTTCGACAATCCCTTGTCGATGCCGTATCGGATGCGCCAATAGCGCGCGCGATAGTACCATTTGCCGTTGCAAGCCTTCGTGAAATGTCGGACGGCCTCCTTCGTTCTGATAATGTATTGTTCGCCGGGCATTAGTCGAGCCTGTCCCAATCGTCCGCGTACACGTCGGCGCGCTCCAGTGGTCCAGGCAATCCCGCCCGATGATCTTCGCACATGACGACAGTCCAGAAATGCACATGCGTCCGTCGGTCGATGAAATGCAGCGGATCGCCTGCGCGATAGGTCCATGCCGCGTAAGCTGGCCACGCCTTGCGATACAGGCGCTTCCCGGCTTTGATGTCGTCGCGTAGCTCGATCAACAGCATCAAATCGGCCTTGTGACTATGTCGCCTGCCATGCGGTCGACGTGCCAATGACCGCGTTGCGGGCCATGAATCTGAACGTTGTTCGTCGCACCGTTCGGCACGACACCGCGATCGGTCGCGATGGTGACGGCGTCGCGAACGGCGAGGTTGAACGTGTGGCTGAAACCGGTCGCGATCATGCGATCGTCGACACCGACGATCGACCAGCGATACCAGCCGTGGAGCACGAAAATCCCGTGGCTCATTTCAGCTCACCGACATCGATCGAGACGACGCGCATACACTCCAGCGCCTCGGCGTTGGCGCCCTTGGCTTGGAGCGCTTCGACCGTGGCGGCACATTCGGCCGCCGAGTGCATCCGCTCGAAGATGGGTCCGAAGCCGGCGATCTGACCGACCAGGAACCAGGATACCGTCAGGACGTGCATGGGCTAGGCTCCTTCATCGTTCAGCCGCTTGGCGACCGAGACCGCCGCGCTTTCGAATTCATACCGGATGATCCGCTTCGTCCGACTGCTCAGATGCTTTTCATCGGTGAAGCGATTGACGACGTACCAGCGCCGCCCCTTCGACTTGCTCCGGTCGTATGCCGGGACCCATTTCACGCTGTTCGCGAAGGCGTCGTCGATCGCCGCCTTGTAGCTTTCGAGCATCTGACCGTGGCTGATCGTGTCCAGGCAATCGGCCTTGATGAACACAATGTCGAGTCGGTGTTTGAGGGTGCGAGCGTCGATCATTTGGCGGACACCTTCAGGGCGAATCGGATGTGGCGGGCATAGACCGCGACGGCTTTCCAGTAGGCGGCCATCGGCGCTTTATGCCTGACCCAACTGTGTTCGGCGGCCGCGCGGGCGTCCTGTGACAGCTCATATAGAAGCTGTTCTAGGGCGACGCGGGCTTCCGGCGGAAGCTCCGCGATCTTCTGTGCGGCCGGCAAGCGCAAGATCGGATTGCGCGTTTCGGGCTTCGTGCTGCGCGCGGTCATTTCTTCCTCGCATTCAACTGGTCAGCGAAGCGCGCGGCGCCTTCCTCGGTCTTGTAGAGCACGGGCATCGCTCCACCGTCGCGGCGCGTCGTGCGGTTCCACGACCGGCCGTCAAGGTGCCGGATAGTCCATCGCTGGTTGTCCGGATTGAACACCGGGCGCCACGGCGTGAGCACGTCGAGCGCGGCCGGGATCTCGACTTGCAATTCCTCGACCGTGTTCAAGCCGAAGTGAATCGCTAAATCATCCTCACCGGTCATCTTGTCGATCGCTTCGTATTTGGCGGTCAGCACGGCCGCGATCAGCGCGCGGACCTTCTCGATCTCGACCTTCATTTGGCTGTTCCTCTGGTCTCGGCGTGCCGTTCGCTGTTCAGTTCGTAGGCGCGGCGCTCGGCGGCTTCGTGCTTGCCGAACGTGATCGCCCTGGTCGACCCGCCCTTGGCCAAGCAGCCATAGAGCGCGCCGGTCGCGTGGTCGCGGATACCGAACCGGCCGCCGACCGTCTCGACTTTGAAGTCCTCGATCATGGTGAACTCGGCGCGGATCGCGTCGCCGATCTGATCGGCGATCCAGGCGTGATCGTCGACCATCGCCCGGAACAGATCCGGCGTTTCTTCGAGTTTTTCCATCGTGCGGTCGATCGCGGCGAGCGCGCGGGCAATGACGTCCTGTTCTTTCAGCATGGGATCACCGCCAGTAAGTCACGCCGTCGTCGCACAACCATCCGGTTTTGCCGGAGATCACGACCACGGACACAGGGTTCGTTCCGGACGGTGCGGACGGGTTCACCGTGACGCCGGTCGACCTGCTGGTCTTGCCGACGACGCGGCACGCGTGCTCGACCTTGAAGGCTTCCCATGTCTCGGTTTCTCGCGAGGACATGACGACAGCGACGACGACGAACAGGACGACCGTCACGGAAAGGGCGACCAGCAAAGGCAACGTGTGATCTCTATTCGACATCGGACATCGCCTTTCTGATCGCTTCGTTCAGCGCGAACGCGCGGCGCTCGGCGGCCGCCTGGGTCTTGTAGTAAATCGGGTACCGCCGGCCGCCACGGCCGCGCGTCTGTTCGAGCACGGTCCCGTCGAGGTGTTCGACGACATACCGGCCGCCGTGGCTGTGCTTCGCGGTCCACAGGGCGCCGCGCTTGAATTCCTGGTTGACCTCGATCACCGCGCGTTCGCGCACCATCGCGGCGCCGGCGAGGATGCCGGCGATCGTCAGTTCGTTGTCCGGCGTTTCCTCGATCGTGGCTGCGTACTTTTCGACGAATTCCAGCGCGCGCAGCAACGCGGCGGTGACACGGTCGATCGTGTTCTGTTCGGTCATTGGGGAACCCCTAAGAGATGATTGCCAAGGTGATGATTAAGCCGGTCAGGATAATGGTCACGAAGATGATCGGACCCGCCCGGCGCTGGAGGTTGTAAGTCGCCTTGTACCGGCGCCACGGGTCCGAGAGGACGAACAGGGCGGCGCCGGCGAGGACCAACAAGGCGAGGGTTAGCGGTGTGATGGTCACAGGTTCATTCCCCGCGCAGCCATTGACGGATCAAGTCCAGGTCGTCGAAGTCCTGGTCGTTCATCATGCAAATGACGTCGAGCATGAACCGGACGTTCTCGCGCGACACCGGCTTGCCGGACGCAAAAAGAAAGCGGGACATGATCGCGGTCGCCTTGTCGAAAGTGCGAACCTTGGTTTCTTCGGTCACGGCCTCGGCGACCAGGGCTGACGACGCCTTCAGCGCGTCGACGACCGGCGCGGTCGGGCGCTGCTCGACCAGCTCGTGACGGTGGGCGACGTAATCCAGCATTTCTTGCTGGTACGCGCGCAGCTTGGGCGCGCGCGGCGTCGCCAGCGCGGCCGCTTCCTCGGCGGTGAGCTTCTTCCCGCTGACGACCGCGTGTTCGGTCTTGTCGGCGTACAGAACGGGCGACATGCTGTACCGACCTTGCGGGTCGATTGCCTCGACGCCGTCGATCACGCGGATCGTGCGGCGGACTTCCTCGCCGCGAACCTTGATCCACACGCATTTGTCGGTGCGGCGGATGATCTCGAAAGCGAAGATGGTGTCATAGTCGGCGCTGGAGCGGGCGGCGTAGGACTGGCCGGGAACGAATTTGATGGTCATGACGGGGAACCCCTTGAGAGTGGCGGGCGCCGCGCGGGCGCCCTGGTTGGTGGTCAGTTCTTGCGGAAGCTGCGAACGATCTCGCGACGAAAACCGGGCGAAAGCTGGTGCCACTGATCCTCGGTCCCCGCGAACGCGCCAAGCGCGACGGCTTCGGCGTGGGTCGGCGTCGGGCTGGCAGGCTTCCATGCGTGATATCTGGCCATCTTGGGGAACCCCTTGAGAGAACCGGGCGACACCGCGCCGCCCGTGCTTTCGTTTCTATAGGCTCACTCGTGCTCAGTCAAGCGGTATGTCACTAAATCGTTCCAGGGTGAGCGGGTCGACGTGCAAGTGATGTTGCGCCCTGGTGATCGCGACATAGAACAGCCGGCGTTCTTCCAAGCTGATGTTGGCGTCGTCGTCCTCGGCGTCGCCGCGCATGAAGTCGTCATTGATCGCCACGGAAGGCCATTCCAGCCCCTTGGCCTTGTGACCCGTGGCGAGCGTGACGCAACCTGTCACCGGCTTGTCGCGGATCTGCTCCAGGACCCGCCGGAGCTTGCTACAGCCGTATTTGCCGACCAGATTGACGAAGACCTTCAGGGACGCCCCTTCGTCCGTGGCGGCGTATTCCTGGACCTTGCTCCAGGTCTCGAAACCAAGCAGCTCGCCGGCCTTGGGCAACCGGCCGTTCTGAAGCCCGTCCGCGTCGTCGACCAGCGCGCGCAGCTCGCCGGCGCCCTTGGGCGTGTAGACGATCCGGCCGGCGTCCAGATACCGGAAGGCGTTTTCGATCAGCCCGGTGTTCGTGCGGACCAGGACCGCGTCGACGCCGGCGGGACGACCGCCGCTGACGGTGTCACGAATGACGCTGTGACCATGAAGCGGGTACTTTTCGCCCATGGCGGTCAGCACGCCGTTCGCGGCGGCCGCGATCTGGTCGCCGAAGCGGAAGGACTTCGTCAGCCGGCATTCATGACCCGGCAAGATGGTCAGGGCGTCTTTGGCGCCGCGCCATGCATAGATCTGCTGATGACTGTCGCCGACCGCGATGATCTGGGCTTCCTGGTTCCGGATCACGCCGAGGACGACGCCGTTCGTGTCCTGGGCTTCGTCGACCAGGATGAAGTCGAACCGCAAGCGCGGATTGCTCAGCGCCCAAAGCTTCACGTATCCGTCGCCGCCCAAGGGCATGTCGTCCGCCGGGTCGGTCATGTGCGACCAGACGTCGGCGGCCGCGACCGGCGCCCATTTATAGAAGAATTCCTGGACCTCGGTCGTCATGCCGGGCACGCGCGGAACAAAGAATTCCGTGATCGAGCGCGAATCGGACTGACAGAAACGGGTCAGCACGCTGGCGACGATCGACTTGAAGATGTCCGGGTTTACCGGAAGCTTGTCCTTGACGCATGAAATGTCGAAGCTCCAGGACTTCGGCGACTTGCGAAGCTTGCGTTCCGGGTCGAACCCGCGATCGGCGACCGCGCGAAAGGCGAGGCTGTGCGTCGTGCGGCACTCGACGTTGTAGGGGAATTTCAGGCGGGCGTCGGTCGCAACCGACGTGTTGAACGCCATGTAAAGCCCGCGATAGGTCTTCATCTGGATCGCGAAATTCACAAGGGTCGAGGTCTTGCCGGCGCCGGCGAAGGCGATGAACTTCGTCGGGAGCCGCTTCATCGCATAGTCGATCGCGTAACATTGTTCGGGCGTGAGCATGGCGCTAGACCTTCAGGAATTGAACGGGAAGCTCGGGATCATATGCAAGGATCTCGGTCACTTCCTTCGCGGTCAAAGGCTTGCCGTCCGTCTTGCCGTTCACCGCGACATATCCGCCGGCGATCTTGCTGGTCAACGTGCTGACATGGATCACGACGCTGATCGGATAGGTCACGACGGGAAGGTTCGCGCGATAGACGACTTCGACCTTCAGTTCAGCTTTGTCGCGAAGCCCGGCGACATAGGTCTTGCATGCGACGAGCGTGGGGAATTTCGTGAACAGCTCGCGGGCGGCGTCTTCGCGCGTGTCATGCGCGGTGGAGCACACCGGACCGTCGCCGCGTATGATGGCTGAAGCAGTGAACATGATGGGGAACCCCTTGAGAGTGGCGGGCGCCGCGCGGGCGCCCTGGTTGGTGGTCAGCGGGCGAAATGGGTCCAGTGTGCGTTCAGACGGTCGCGATCGGTTGCGCCGGCATAAAGGGAGTGGACACCGGTCGGACCGTACATCCGAAATTCGTTGTCACTTTTGCAGTAAATCAGCTTGCAAGTCCGGTCGGCGCTCATGACGAAAGCACCGGACTTATTGAGAAGCTTCGCGAACTGTTGGGTCGTGATATTCATTTGGGGAACCCCTTGAGAGTGGCGGGCGGCTCGCGGCCGCCCTGGTTGGTGAATTATTTCCGAGGCGCTTTGATAGTGGCTTCAAGGGCGGCGATACGGCGGACCATTTCTTTTCTTGTTATCATGCCGTCCCGGTGGTGTTGCTTGGCGTCTTCGATGTACAGCTTGACTTCATCGTTCGTCATCTGGGGAACCCCTTGAGAGAACCGGGCGACACCGCGCCGCCCGTGCAACAAGTCATAAAGGCTCACTTGTGCTCAGTCAAGATTAAAAATCTTTTTAATTTTTCCAGGCGTTGAGCGCCGCGCGTGCGGCTGCTTCCCTGGTGGCGAAGCGGCGGAAACCGCCGGAAATGGTCACAAGGTCCTGATAACTCGCACCGTCGAACTTCCACGCGGACCAGCGCTTGTTGCTTTTGACGCCGCTCGACCCGGCCGTCGAGACGGTGACGGTGATGACCTTGTCGCCGTGACCCTTGATCACCGTCTTCCATTGCCGGGCGCTTGAACCTTGCAAGAACGTCTGACCGCCGATCTCGAAGCTTTCCAGCTTGGCGGCGCGGGTCGCTTCGTCGCGGGCGTCCGCTTGGGCGATGCGATGGTCGAGGTCGGTTTTGCCGGTGCTGTCGATCGGCAGGGCGCGCAGCTCGGCGGCGACGTTGCTGCCCAACGCAACACCGCGATGAACCGTCGCCTCGATCCGCATGTCGCCGACGCGGGCGAAGGCTTGCGTATACCGGATGACGACGGGATGACGCTCCAGGCGGACCAGGATGTCGTCGAGGCATTCGCCCATGTTCAGCGCGAGCGCGAACACGCGATTGACGAAGCGGGTTTCGCGGGTCTCGCCGGCGTCGATCGCGTCGGCAAGTTCGGCGTTGGTCATGGTCTTGATCGGTTTGGTCATAGCGGGGAACCCCTTGAGAGTGGCGGGCGCCGGCGATGCCGGGCGCCCTGGTTGGTGATCAGCGGCAGGACAGGACGAAGGCGAGAGCGGTCCTCGGCGACTTGGCTTGAACCCAGCCATTGTTACAGCGAAGGACGCGGCGATCGTCGTCGTCGTAGCACAGATATAGGCCGTGCTCGTTGCAGGTCTTGAGCGCTTCGACGACCATGTTCCAAGATGTGGAGCGGCGGCGGAATGTCATAACGGGGAACCCCTTGAGAGTGGTGGGCGCCGCGCGGGCGCCCTGGTTGGTGATTAGATCAGGCGAGATTCGACCCAATGGATTTCACCGAATGCGTCTTCGAAACGCCAAGCCATTTTAGAGGCTTCTGTTTCTGAAACGAAAGTCATGGGCGTGCGGTCTTGGTTGCAAACCAGCATGAATTTGTCGTTTTGCATGAAACGGATGACGAAGATCATATCGGGGAACCCCTTGAGAGAACCGGGCGACACCGCGCCGCCCGTGCAACAAGTCATAAAGGCTCACTTGTGCTCAGTCAAGATTAAAAATCTTTTTAATTCACGACCCGGTATTCGAGGCGCGTCAACCATCCCGACATATCGGGAAATCCGTCCGGGTCGGTGTATCCGTCCAGCCCGATGAACCGGCTTTCGCCGGTGTGCTCGCCGGTCAGTTGGGTGATGTAAACGATCAAGCCTTCCTGGATCAGCATGAAGCCGACACCGTCTTTCGCGAGCACCGCCCTTGTGATCATGATGCTGAACCCTTTGGTTGAATGTTACCGGCGAACCGGCTTGCGTTTGGGAAGGTCCTCGACGATCTCGCGTTGCTCGCCGGGCAAGCCCGACCGGTTGTCGCTGTAGGCTTGCGCAAGCTCGCGCGTCTCGAAGCGCATGTGCGCGCCGCGATTGGCGATGAACCATTTCCACACGACCCGCCCTTCGAACCGGTACCGGATGCGGAAGCGGCGCGGACCGTCGTCGACCTTCTTCACCAGCCGACTGACGACCTCGAACAGCTCGGACAGGCGCGGGCACATCGTCGGGCCGATCGGAAGCGCGACGATCTCGGCGAGCAGTTCGCGGGCTTCCTGCGCGGTCATGTCGACCTGGATTGCGTCGGTCATGACTGCTCCGCCTTCAGCTCGATGATCTCGAAATGGACGTCGGTGATCAGTTCTTGCATGTGATGGCGGATGCGCAGTTCGGCTGATGCGCGGGACGCGGCGAACTGCGCATAATGGCGGGTGACGCCTTGGGCGGTTTCGCCGACGATCAGCCACGCGAACGGGCGGATGCGGGCGGTTTCCTGATTCGGAATATTCAGGACGTGACCGGTCGTGAAGATGACTTGCTTCATGGGGGAACCCCTTGAGAGTGGCGGGCGCCGGCCGGAGCCGGGCGCCTTGGTTGCGGCCTAGTCGAGGATGAAGGTTTTCAGCCAAGCGGGGCCGTGCGAGTTGCGCAGGGCGTACACGACGGCTTCGGCGTCGGTGGTGGTGACGGCGCGTTCCCAAAGCTTGCGGATGTCGCGTTTCCAGTTGCGCGAGTCGCGAATGATGAAGGTCGTCAGGGCGGCTTTTTGCTCGGCGGTCAGCGGGGCGTGAGCCGCCTTGCGGCCCTTTCGGGCCGGTTTGGCGGGCTTGGCGGCCGGCGTGTCGTCGACGACCTCATAGGTCGTTCCGTCGCGGCTGGCGGCGACATAGGTCGCCATGCTGGCTTCAGCGCCGGCGCGGGTTTCGAAACGCGCATCCTGGTTGCTGCTACCGTTGCCGATGTGGAACGACCGGCCGTCCTTATAGGTGTACTTGATCCGGAAGGGCTGGCGGGCGGTCAGCTCGGCTTTCCACGCCTTGGCGTCGTGCTCGACGGTCGGGACGATCTCGATCGCGCCGTCCGTGGTCTTGCGAGCGGACTGCCATGCTGCGGCGGCTTTCTGTGCGAGGTCGTGACGGCTGCTGAAGCCGGTTTCAACCGCGTTGCCGTACTTGGGATGGTTGCTGACGGCTTTCCAGGCGAAGGCGAGCTTCATGGTCGTCGAGCGATGGACGAAGGAACCGTCCTTGAAGGTGGCGACCAGGGTGATTTTTTTGGCGGGCATTGGGGGAACCCCTTGAGAGAACCGGGCGACACCGCGCCGCCCGTGCAACAAGTCATAAAGGCTCACTTGTGCTCAGTCAACATTAAAAATCTTTTTAATTTTCGGGATCGCCGCGACGCTGGTTTCAGGGTGGATCTTACGGAACTTGACCGCCGGCTTACGGACGTTGCGACCGTACTGGTCGACGATGGTCACGCCGGCGCGACCGCGCGATGCGTCGCGGATCTCGGTCAGGCTGGCGAACGCCTTGGGCTCGATCTCGCCGGTGCTGGTGTTCTTGACGCGGTATGTCATGGGGAACCCCTTGAGAGGGCGACCGTCAGGTCGCTGTGAGAGTGGTGGGCGCCCGGCACGGACCGTTTAGGCCGTGGTGCGAGCGCCCTGGTGACTAGCTGACTGCTTCGACCGAATAGATCACGTCCTTGTCGAGGTTGGCCATCTCGCACCGGACTGAGTAATTCTCGGCGGTGTGCCTCGTCAGCGGCTCGCCGCGCATGTTGGTCGTGGCGACGATCTCGACTTCGTTCGTGACCTTGTTCGTCTTAATGACTTGGTAGTTCATGGCGCTTTCTCCAAAGCTTCGTTGCCGATGAACTGAACATAAGGCTCACTCGTGCTCACCGCAAGACCTAAAACAATAATTTATTGGTCTCGGCGATATAATGGTCGTAATCGATATCGGGAATGTGCTCGCCGTCATAAACGTCTTGTACCTTCACCTTGCGGGTATGGTGGAATTCGGCGTGTTCTTCGAATTCATATTTGTATTTGAAGCGCGGACCATGTTCGCCGCATTGCGAGCACCGAAAGTCGCCCTTGGGTCCGTAGCAGGTCGCCAGCAACTCGGCGAACAGCGCGAACCGGCGCCATTCGTCCGGCTTTTTCGCGGTGGGCGGCATCAGTTTGAAGATCGGCTGACCGGCCGGGCTCACGTAATAGCGGGTTGTTTGCTGGCATTCGGTCCCGTCGCCGAGGATCAGCCGCGATTGCCCTGTGACCTTGGCGCGTGCGAGGAAGTCCCATTGGTCCGGGTGGCGGTGGATGAAGTCGGTCGGGTCATGATCATCACAAAGCGCCGCATCGGCCGCACGCGGGATCACCAACATCGAATGGTCCTTGTGCCACGCCTTTTGCTTGCCGACCTTCAGTTCGAAATCATAGGCGCCTTTGCGTTTCCGCTTGCCGGCTTCGTCCTTGTTGATCGCGTCCATGTTGTATTCGCCGATGTAGCTGTTCACATCGCGGATGAACATGCGCCCGTAATGCAGCTTCTCCAGCTTCATTTGCGTGACCGATTGCCACCAGTCGCACACCGCGTCGAACTGCGCGCGCATCACGCGCGGAAACTTCAACGTCATGCCGTCCGTGTTGACCTGAAGGATCTCCAGGCTGGGCACGGCCGCCAGAAACCGTTCGGCCAGCATGACCAGCATGAGTTGCCCGTTCACCGTGATCGCCATGGTGTATTGCGGGTCGTAAAACGGTCCGTGCATGTTGTTCGAATCGCCGTAAACGCCGTTGTTCGCGAGCTTCAGCGCGTCGGACTTGACCATGTCCTTGATCGCCTTCGCCGCGACGCGTTGGGCTTTCAGCTCGCGATAGACCTCGACGAACAGCGGTCCGAGGTGGGCAGGGTACAAGCCCCATTCGATGGCGATCGAGGGATAGAAGGCTTCGACGTCGACGTCGACGATCTCGTAAATCGCGTCGGCGACGACCGCGCGCCGCGTCACCGACCCGTGCAAGCCGCCCGTGCCGAACACCATCGTGAAGCCGTCGACGCTGGCCTTCAGGTTCTTGAAGACGCCCTTCGTCTCGACCTTGGCGGATTTCAGCTCGCCGGCTTCGATCTCCAGCGGGTTCAGCACCTTCGCCTTGAGCGTTTCGAGCACCGCGTTCGGTTCCGGATTGTCGAACCTGATCCACGGGAAGATCACATCGGCAAGGGCGACGCTGTTCCGCCACGTCTGGCGCGGCTGGCGCCGGCCGTTGACCTTATCAAAGCAGATGCCGGGCGATCGTTCTTCGAGCGCTTTGGTGAAGAAGGATTTCCCGATTTTGGTGTCGTTATCGTTCAGATGACGTTCGCCGAGTTGTTCGCGAAACCCGATCATCTCCATCGTTTCCCAAGCGAATTTCTTGGTACTGAACAGGTCGTTCCGGTTGTAGTCTAGACCGATATCCATTTCCGCATGCGTCAAGACCTTCGTATGATGGAAGGGCATTTCCTGGACGCGGCGGGCGCGCATGTTCATCTGAAGCGTCTTCAGGCTGGTCATGCGGTTCTTGTTGTCGAAATGGTGGATCAGCCGTAAGTCGACCTGCTTCACCAGTTCATCGCGATAGTGGACCCGGTGAATCCAGGACGGACCGCCTCGCTTGCCGTTCTCGATGATCTCGGTCGCGAACAGCTTCAGGTTCGCGCAGATCTGGAGCGCCGGCGTCCCGGCGTCGATCAGCTCGACCGCGCGGTGGATGATCGGATAGTCGAAACTGAGATTATTGAAGCCGTACATCCGGCGGAAATATCCGGAGCGCAGCACCGACACCATAAGAGGACCGTCGTTCCGGCGATCGCTGATTTCATAGATCCAGGTTGTATCGTCACCCTTGGTCAACGGGGTGAACCCTAGACAGAACCAGTTCGGAAGGGTCTCGACGTCGCCGATGGTGTCGATCCATGCGTTCATATGCGGGTCCTGGTCCTGGTTCGCGGGATGGTGCAGCGCATGCGCATATACAGGGCGTCGAGCGCCGCTTGCGGGTCGGTGGGTAGCTCGCCGGTGATGTCCCGGATCATGCGCATCGCCGAGCACTGGCGCAAGGTGATCTCGACGGCGCCGTGTGCGATCGCGGCCGCGCGCTTGGTCATGGCGACGTCGTAGTGATCGCCCTGGTACCAGTGCCGCGCCACGCCGATCGCGGCCGCCATGGCGTGCAATTCACCCTCGGTCGTCGCGATCATGTGCGACATGCGCATGCCGCGAAAGCGACCCATATCCGACCGGTGCATGTCGTCGACGAAGACCGTCACCGCTGGCGCCACCACCAGACCAGGACGTCGCGCCAGCGCCAGCGGCCGGAGCCGGCGCACTGGTCGCAACGTTCCTCACGAACGTTCCCATATCCGCCGTAAACGGCTTCGATGCCGGAGCCGCCGCACATCCGACAGTCGCCCACGGCGCGCCAGCGCCAATAGAGGCGCCACTTCAGCCCTGTGATCATTTCGCCCGTCCCTTCTTCGCCCGGCATCGTCGCATGCGTTCGGCGGCCGTCATGGGCTCGGCGCCGATGCGCGGACGGCCGGCGGGTCCCTTCATGATGACGGCGACCGCTTTCTTCAGCGCCTCGGCGTCGGTCTCGGCGAGCTTGACCGCGTCGATCGCCGCCATGATCCGCCGCTTCATGTTGTATTTGCGTTTGCGCTCGGTCGGCGTCATAGCGCGATGTGCCGGCGCATGCCCGCATCCGACATCGAGTGGTATCCGTAAGGCTTCTTCTTTTTGAACCATCCGTCCTCGATCCCGTGGATCATCGCCCAAGCCTCGCCGACCGGGTCCCGCCGGCTGAACAGGTTGATCGCATAGTGACCCTTGCCTGTTTTCTTGCCGTTCATGGTGCCGTCGTCGATGAACGACGGGTGGAGCATGCCGCCGGCGAACGACAGATTGAACGCCGAGCGGTCGGGTGTCTCGACGGCGCCGATGGTGTCCAGGATCTCGCGCGCGTTGGCGGTCGACAGCCGCGCGCCTTGGGCGCCGATCGTGACCCCGCGCAGGATCGCCCGATCGGTCGTGAAGATCCTGGTCGCGAGCAGGTCCCGGAAGCAGTCGTCATAAGCGAGGTCGACAGCATGGTGATAGGTCCCGTGGCAACCGCGCGGTTCCGGGTCGATCGCGACGACCTCGCCGAGGCGGGTCGCGACGTCCATGACGAACGGTTCCATCATCATGAACGTCGACGTCACCGTCAGCCGGTCTTCATCCTGGTCGTAGCTGATCGGAAACTTGAACAGCCGCGATCGCGGGTATCGTGGCGCCGGGTCCTCGATGCAGCGATTCAGGTCGAGGTGATATTCGTTCGCGACCAGCCCGGCGTCGATGATCTTGGCGGCGAGCGGTGTCGTGATCGGGATCATCGGACAAGCCAATTGCTCACGGGCTCGGACATGCGCGCTTCGTCCGCGATGATCACAGCGGGGTCGGCGCGGCGGATCGAGGTCGGCCAGAACCAGTTCAGAAACTCGCGTTCGCGACCCGTCCAGTCGCTCGCCGCGATGAAGCCGCTCGGCGCCGGCGCGCCCCATGCGCGCGGGAAGAACCGCCAGTAAATGATCGGGTACCAGCGGAAGAAGATGTCGATCGGCGCGATCCAGCCGCGCAAGTCGGTCGTCAGCTTGAAGTGATAGAGGCGATCGGTCGAGCGTCTGATTCTCATTTGGCGGGTTTCCTGTGGCTGATGACGACACCTTTCCGGAAGACGCGGCCGGTGCCGCACGGGCATTCGTGCTCTAGGTCCTCGGACCAGTGCGCGGCCGCGTAGGGGCCGAACCTGTGCTGGCGGTCGCAGTGACAGCGCCACAGGCTTCCGGGGCTGTACGCGGCGCCCTTGACCGCTAGGGGAATGGCGGGTTCGACCTCGGTCATGTCACACCGTCCCAAAGTCGTCGATGTGACGACCCTGGTCGTCATAGACGTGCATCTTCGTCATGGTCCCCGCATTGTCGGCGGCGACCTTCAGCGCCTCGACCAGGGTGTCGAAGTCGCCCTGGACCCAATCGCTTCCGTCGCGGTCGAAGGTGTCCACACCGACGACGCGGAATTTCCCCACGGGGGCTTGCAAGGTAGTGCGGACGAAGCTCATTGGATGCATTTTCCTACGGTTTGCAGGGCGGTGATCAGATCGGCGAACAGCGTGAACGCCCGCACGATCGCAAGTAGGTTGACGACCAGGGTCGCGCTTACGATCACGACCAGCACGCTAAGCCACGGGAACGGGCGTCCCGTGGGGAACAGCTTCAGGATGCGTCGCGAACAGCGTTCGGCGGCCGTCCGGTGCATGGGGACCTCGCCGTGTATCAGCTCGTGAACGATCTGCTCAAGGCGTGAATCGTTGGTCATGTCGTCGCCTTTGTTTTCGGATGCGGCGCGGCCGGGAAGCCGGCGCCGTGCATCGCGTAAATCCACACGGTATTGTCGGGCACGCCGGCGTCGATCGCCACCATCATCACCGCGCGCGCCAGCTCGATGCGGTGATGCGCCTCGAACGATTTCAGCGGCGGCCGGGCGTGCTCCAGGTAGTCGGCGAGCAGCACGGCGACCCGGTTCCATTCCACGCGCAGGCGATCAGCCCGCGCGGGCTTGCGCTTCAGCATCGTCCGGACGCGCTCCAGGGCGGCTTGCTGGTCCGTCTTCATGCCGGCGACGACCTTCCTAGATTGTCGATCAGCGTCTTGACGTAATTGCATGCGATCTCGGTCGCGTCGGTCCATTCGCCGCACACCGCGCGGTGATGAAGCAGGCTTTCAAGACCCTGCTTTTCTAACCAGGTCATGACCCCTGGATCGAGCTTGCGCCCTGACAGGTTGACGCGGATGAACATCCCGACGCGCGTCACGCTCAGCCGATAAAAATTGATGTATCCGGTCATCCGATCGGCCGTTTCTTGCCGTTGTCCATCAACCATTTCATGAACCCGGCCGGCATCGGCGAGCAACGGCACGTTTCGGGCGTGCATTGCTTGCGATCGATGGGACAGCGCGCGGTCGGTGGCTTGGGTGTTTCGGTCATGGCAGATCCAAATAGCGAACGATCTCGGCGTCGGTCATGCCGCCGGCGCGCAAGCGCTCGACGACCTGATGGGCGACCAGTTGCGCGACCGGATAGGTGATCGCGTTCAGCGACCGGCGAAGCTCGGTCCATAGGGCATGGGCCAGCCGCTCGGCGGGCGCGTTCTCGAACCCCGCTTCAATCTCGATGTCAATCATAGGGGATCGGCATTTCGAACGGCGTCCGCCCGTGGACGCCGTAACTTGAATGTGCCGACATGCGGAAGATTCGCATCTCCATCCGCAGTTCATGGGCGCGGTCAAGATCGTTGCGAAGTTTCGCCTCGGCGATGTCGCGACTGAAGCGGTCGAAAATGGTGAAATAGTCGACCGGCGACATGCGGCGCCGGCGCCCATAGTTCGCGCGCAGGTATTCCGCCCGATGCGTGAGCGGATCGCGCTGGCCGGTCATGCCTGTGATGATCCGAGCGCGCCAATACTCCTCGGACCGGCTGGTGTGCCATCGGTCGCGTAAGTGAGTGCCGTCGTCGACGACGACGTGCCACAGGTTGGCGGCGCAATGGGCGCGGCCGGACGCATAGACGATTCTGCCTTTTGGGTCGCTCATCCGTTGCACCTTCTGTCGTTCCATTTGTACGCGGCCAGCTCGATCGCGGCCTTCAGGGGCTCGCGAATGCTGGCGGTGTTGTGCGGCGTCTCGACGATCGGACCGTCCGCCCGACAGACGCCGCAACGCACGTTCGTCCGGTCGGGTGTCGGATAAGGCTCGCCGTTGCCAAACGCGGTCCCGATCTCCAGATCAGACGACGCGCAAAACGGGCACGCTCTCAAGTCGTGTTCGCTCATAGCGTCAAGATCCACAGGACAACCACGACGGCCGCAATACCGCCAAACAATGCACCGACCAGGGCGCCGAGCAGGGCGACCAGCACACGGCCGCGCTGGCGCCGCGCCGGCGGCGTTGGCCAGTCGTCGATCGCCCGGTGGGTGCTCGGCGTATCGAGGACCGACCGATAGAGGATGAACCCCGGCACGCTGTCGCGGGCGCGGCCGATCGGGCTGTGACCACGGTTCTCCGGCGGCGCCGGCGGCCGTCCGCTGGAGCCGCCACGGGGCGGCGTGGCGGGCGCGGGCACGTCCGGCGCGCGATAGCCGCCGCGCGACGATTGCGGGGCTGGTGGCGGCGGTGGCGGTCCCTTGGGGCGGTTGTTCGGTTCTCGGATCATCAGCGGCGTTTCCTCACTAGCGCGACGCGTTCGTCGTCGGCGGCTTTGCGCTCCAGCTCGGCGGCGCGTTGATTGAGCGCGGCCGCCGTCTCGGACTGTTTGGTTTCGCGAGCGGCCTTGGCCAGCCGGCGAAGGTGGAGCGCTCGGCGTTTCATCCCGTGGATTTCAGCGTTCATCGATCGCGATCCTGATCAGCTTCAGATCGGCGGGCGTGATCTGGTGGAGCATGCGGCGCACAGCCGCCCTGTGATATTCCCGCGCGTGATGGTTTGGCCAAAGCTTCGCGCCGCATGCCGCCAGCGCGAGACGTTCGACCATCTCAGCAAATGCAACCGTCGTGTCCGCGACGGATTGCTTGTTCGTCCCCCTAGTCATAATCACACGGTCAGGCGCGATGCAGTGCGTGCGGGCGCCTGAAGAATACGGGCGGATTGCGGCGCGACCAGCCGGCGGACATGCCGACAGCTCGCCAGTAAGGTTTCGGGAACGCGACCGGGCGGCCGTCCGGCTGGACCGTGTCCGGGTCCCAATAGACGACGTTGAGCGCGGGACCCTTTTCGTTCTCGCCTTGGCAAAGCGCGACAAGGCGCGGTCCCCAAAGCTTGCCGGCCGGCGGCGTGCGCAAGCCGAATTCCTCGGCGCGGCTGATCGGATGCCAGCCGAACGCGTCGATCAGGTCAGCTTCAAGGTGTTGGGTTTCTTCTTCGAAATTCGTCGAGGACATTTTCTCGACGTGGTCGCTGTAGCGTTCGATCGCTGCGCGGATGGTCTCGTGAACTGTCTGCATAGGGGAACCCCTTTAGGGCGCTAGGGCCAGAGATGGCGGGACGGTCGCGGCGACCGCCCGCTGTTGCATGCGAGGCGAGATTACTCGGCGATCTGTTCCGGATGACAGGCGGGCTTGTCCTCGAAGCCGGTGTCGGCGTTCTGTGCGGGGACGTCCTTGGTCTCGGTCTCGGTCTCGACCTCGGTTTCGGCCGGCGTCACGGTCTCGGTCTCGGTCGTGGGTACGGTGTCGGCGTCCTGCATTGTCGTTCCTTTGGTTGCGGTTCAAAAAGCTCAGTACGGTTCATATAGGCTCGGATGCGTTACGCTTGCAAGCGCTAATTTCGTTTCAGAAACAGCGGTTCAAGTTCGTCCCATAAGTGACGGATCGGCAAGCATAAAACCGGCGTGCAATCCTTCTGCTCAAGGTAACGCTGGAGCAGGGCGCCGAGGTCCTTGTGATCGCACAACCCGCGAAAATGATCGGTCCGCATGAACCAGCCGGGCATTGGGTCGACGCTGGTCTTGTGGCGGACCAGCGGCCGGATCTCGTTCAGCACGACCAGGACGCTTTCGGCGTCGGTCTCGGCGAGGTGGAGCGTCACGGCGAGGTGATACAGAAAGGCATGCCAGCGCATCCACGACGTCGGGCGTGTGTCGGACGATGCGTCCCACGGCCGGATCGTTCCCTTCTGGTACAGGCGGGCGATCACGTCGGCGACGTCCATACTGTCGCCGTGCCGCTCGACCAGGAACGCGCGCAGGTCTTGAAAGCCGATCTCGGACAGCATGGCGGACTCACTTTTTCAGGAAGACGGTCGGACGATAGGCGCCGTTCGACACCGCCCAAACGACGCTTTCGACCTTGAAGGTCGTCCCGACATATCGCCCGGTTCCGCCGGCGGGCGGAAGCTGAATTCGCACGCCGTCACCGACGCGCGGCACGGTGGACATGATGGCGCCAACGTCATGGAATTCGGGCACACCGTCGCGGGCGCCGTCGCCGATGTACACCAGTTCGACAGTAATCATTTGGCGGGTTCCTTCGATTTGAACTATTGGAGATGGGTCCGAATAGTTTTATGAACGAATTGTGGCGAAACCGAAAAGTTTGGACGTGCTCCGAACTTTGGTTTTAACTATTGGTCGGTTGTAGGAAAAGTTCGGTGCTACCGAAAACTATCGTTTGAACTTTTCCGACCTGCTCCGAATAGTTCGATTGACGGCAACTTACTGTCACGAACTTTTCGGTCGACCTCCGAACTTTTCCGTTTCGCCACAATTCGTTCATAAAACTATTTGGTCGACCTCGGAAAAGTTCGGACTGCATTCAAATAGTTTTATGAACGAATTGTGGCAACTCCAAACTTTTCGGACCTGCTCCAAACTTTGGAAATCCGTTCATGTAGATGAACGGAAGTTTTCGTCGGTTGTAGGAAAAGTTCGGTGCTACCGAAAACTATCGTTTGAACTATTGGCGACGGCTCCGAACTTTTCGGTTTCGCCACAATTCGTTCATAAAACTATTCGGATGCGCTCCAAACTTTTCGGACCTGCTCCAAACTATTGCCCGAACTTTTCGTCGGTTGTAGGAAAAGTTCGGTGCTACCGAAAACTGTTCGATTAGCGGCAACTTGCTGTCACGAATTGTTCGGAGCAGGTCCGAACTTATTTTGAACACAATTGACCCGCCCGCGCGGCGCTGCTTCCACGCGGGCGGACCCTGGTCGCCATAATCGGCCGGCGACCAGAACCGTTAGACGACCGGGTCAGCTTCCCATGCGGTCCGCGTCGCGTTCGGCCGGAAGCCGGGCGTCGCTGGCCAGCCGGCGGCCGCCGCGAGTACGGCGCTTTCGGCCTGGATCTGCGCGGCCGTGCGAGGCGCCGGCGGCGTCAAGAACCCCGGATGCGGGCTCACCGGCGGCGGGGGCGGATTACCAGGGGACGCAGTCGTCGAGCCAAGCGGATCTGTAGAAGGGGCAGGGACCGGCGACGCGCCGGCCGGGACACCCTGGACGCCCGCACCGGCTAAAGGGTCAGAAGGGTAAGCAGTGGTCGCACCACCAGCGGGCGGCGTGGTATGGGTCGGCGCCGATGTAGCCAAAGGAACCGGGGACGCGAGCGAACCGGGCGGTGTCGGTAATGCAGCCGCAAGCGGGGCAGTGACCGTCTGTTCCAAAGGGTCCGGGTCATAGCCGCTCCGATCGGCCTTCAGCCGGTGTCCGGGATAGTGCTGAACCCCGGCATCGGCCGCGATCTTGGCGCTGATCTGTTCCTGGGTCATCACCGGCGCGACAGGCGCCACGGGAGCGGGCGGCGGCGGTGCTGGTGGTGCGGGCGGCGTGGGGCTCGGCACGGCCGGAGCGCCGCCGGGCGTGGTATTGCCGGCGACTGGCAGGGCGCTGGCGCCGGGCGGCAACGTCGCCTGATGCTGCGCGAACAGTTGCGCCGCTGTCGGGCCTTGCTGGATCACCGGACCATAGCCGAGCAGGCGGACGCAGTTGGGATTGAGATAGATCCCCGCGTTCTTGTCGGTCAGCATGTTGCAGGCCATCGCGCCGGCGACGTCGACGTAAAATCCGCACTCGATCAGCGCCGGGTCGATCGGCTGGTCCTGCGCGTTGGCGCATTTGATCGGGAACAGCGACGTCGAGAACCGGAAGATCCAGCAACCTGCGAAGCCTTCGCGGTTCCGGTTCTTTTCGCTGTCGCCGTCCTCAATCTTCCAGGCGAAGTTCGGCGCGCCGAGGCCCTGGTTGATCTGTGCCATGATACCGGCGTTCTGCTGATAGCCGCTGACCGCAACCTGTTTGGCCAACTGGATCACCGGCATCACGCGGGCGTCGGTCTTGGGCACGGCGACGCCGAAGAAGGCGGTCGGCTTCTCACGCTCGCGACCCTGCTGATCGGTCGTCTGAACGGTATGAGGGTCGCCCATGACGATCCGGCCGGGCGGCAAATAAAAGGGCGTGTTCTGTGTCTTAGGCGCCATGTGATTATGATCCTGACTTCATTGCAGCTTTGAACAGTTTCGCGATTGCGGATTGTGTCGCGGGAACCAGCTTCCGCCCTGCTGGGTCCCGTTTTACGACCATAGGGTCATTCGTAATTCGGACGTCGGCACCTTCCCTTTCCATTTCCGCCGGCGTCTTGGGGACTTGCTTATAAGGGTCGACACCGGTCAGCATGCCGACGATATCCATCGGAAGCGCGAATTCGCGGTCCTTGGTCCGCTGCTCGAACATCCATCCGGGAATAAACTCGCCGCGCAGCATGCGCCCTTCGACCTCGGCGGCGACGCCGGACTTGCGCGCCTTGATCAGGGCGCCGGCGATCTCCAGGAACGAGGCTTCGGCGCCGAGCGCGGCCGCGCTCATTGCTTCCATGCGGCCGCCGCGTATGCCTTCGAAGATGGTGTAAATCGAGGTCGTCAGCGCCTCGCACCGCGCGCGGCCGCCGCACTGTGTACACCAGGGACCGACTCGACCTTGGGGATCGCCGGCGAGCGCGGCAAAGGCTTTGCTCGCAAGCCAATTATACCACGTCGTCAGCTCCGGTTCATCGACCCGCCAGTCGCGAATCTTCCCGTCCGGATGGTGCGGGCGCGGCTGATAGATCGTCATGATCACATCGTCGTGCTTTTCCGGGTCGAAGGTCGCGAGCGCTTCGCAGATCAGTTGCGGATTGCCCGTGACCTCGATCGGCAACCAGCCGTATTTCAGTTCGACGATATGCAGGGTGGACGAATTCGCGATCACCATGCTGTCCAGTCGTCCATTGATGGACAAATGCGGAATGCTTACCTTGACTTGCGTGTGGACTACCTCGCCGAGCGACTGGCAGTAATCGACATATCCCTGGACGTGCTGGACCATGTCGGCGGTCACGATCCAGCCGTTCGGCGCGGTCTCGCCGAAGAACTCGCCGGCGCTGACCGCGTCACCGCGCAGCACGCCGTTCGCGACCCAATCGGCCGCCTGACCTTCTCGCCGGGCGTCGGTGTCGTTCGGGTCGTCGTCGATCGGCGGCGGCAAACCGTCGAGCGCGCCGGCGGGTCCTCGGCGGGACAGTTGCGCGGTCAGCGCGCAGTTCGTCCATAAATGGGCGGTCGAAGGTGTCAACATTTCCAAAATCCCCGCGCGTCGTTCGGCATGCCGTGGCGTAACAGCGCCTCGACGTCGTCCAGGGCGGCGCGATAGCCGCCGTCATATCCTTCACCCGCCAGCCCGCGCCCATAGACGCCTTGGGACTGCTCGGCGATCCGCTGGTCGATCTTGCGGCGCGCCGAGACCAGTCGCTTCAGGAATTGGGCGCGGGTCAGGGCCGGCATGTCAGACCGGCCGGCGCGGCTTGGTCGCCCAATTCCGGCGAACGTACATATCGACCGTTTCCAGGGCGACGCCGCCGACCTGATCGAGTAGGGACCCGACGCTGACCTTGTGATTATCCGGATTTTTCATCAGGCTTGTCATGATCAGCGCGCGAAGACCGATCCAGAATTCCGCGTCCGCCTCGAACCGCATGTCGGGCGCCGGCGGCGGCGGGGCGAAGGGTGCGGTCGGCGGCTTCGGCAGGGGTGGCGGGGTGATGGGCTTCGGACCCTGTGACCGGGCGTCAAGCGCTCGCTCGGCGCCGGGCGGCATGGGCACAGGGAACAGCTTTTCGGTACCGAGATACGTCTTGCCCTTGTGCTGCTCGACCATCAGGCGGGAATGCTGACCGCATCCTTCGCACTCATAGACCACGCTGACCGCGTCGCGGCGCGTTGACGGGTTCTCATGGATGCGCGGGTTCGGGAAGGTCAGGCGCGGTCGATCATAGGCGCGGTGACTGTAGGTCGGACTGTCCTCGCCGGCGGGGCGGGCGTGGATGTCGACGGCCGTGTGATGCACGAACGTGTTGCGGCAATGGGCGCAAATCAGCGCATGCGAGGCGTCGCCGTCGTGGTCGATGATAATGCTCATTTGATCCAGCCTCGTTCGCGAAGACCTTCGACGATCTCGATCGTGATGTTTTCGCAGTGTTTTGACATCTTGACGGTGTCTAGCGTGTCAAGAGTCCCGGCTTTCTCGCGTGCTTTCAAGATTGCTTGCGAGAACGTATGAGGCATGTTGCGCCGGATCATTTCAATGTCCGCAACCATTTCTTGCGGTACGGTGCGAGCCGCCTTCAAGCGCGCGATTGCTTCACGTTGTTCTTTCGAATGCGGTGCAGGTTTGTTCATGCTTCCGTTTTCGATAGCAATCGCAGCAAGGGTAATGACGTGATCAAGCAACTGATTAATGATGTCAGTCATTATTTCGCCGGCATTGGCTGCGCCGGGTCCGCGTAAATCCAGATAGCCTTTGGATTTGGCACCGTTTGCCAACAAGTCTTGACTTACCCTGTGTGCCTGACCGACCAGTCGCGCAAATTCGCGGAAATTGTCGACGTCGTTTTTACGTTCTTCCGGAAGGTCTTCGTAATTCTCGGTTTTCGGCATGGATGGCGGGTCCTAGTTAGAGGGATAGGTGCTCGCCGACCAGCGGGGGCAGTCGGCGAGCGTCCGAGTTGACTTACTGGGTGAGGGCCATCAACTCGGAATAGGAAGCGATACGGGCGGCCGGGTCCTTGAAGAACACCATCGGATCTTCGACCGCGCCATATCGCTGGCAAATTTCGGTCCAGACCTCACTAGATATGCGCTGACCGGCGACCAAGTTGGAATAGAGGTTGTGCCAAGTCGGATAACCCGGATCGGTGACTTCCTCGGTTTCGGCGGGCGCCGGCGGTGCGGGCGGGGCGACAGGCGCGGCCGGCGCCGATGCCAGCGGGTCGACGCTCGCGCCCTGCGGCGGCAAGCCCGGTGCGAACTGCGCATTGATCTGGTCCGCCGTGGGCGCGGCAGGCATGCCTACGGGACCTTGCGGAGCGGGCGGCATGCCGGAACCGACCGGCGGTGCGGGCGGGATGTTGGTGGGCGGTGCGGGCGGTGCGGGCGGCGTGGCGCCGACCAGGGTCGCTTCCCACGCGGCACAGGCGACCTTGTCCAGCCCCTTGCGCTTCGCCCAAGTCCCGTCAGCGTTCTTGCGCTTGCTGTCGGCATGGAACGCCGAATGGTGGGGCGTGCCGCGACTGTCGAATTCGGTGGTGCTGATCGTCGGGCCGGCGGCCGGTGCGGCGGGCGCTTGCGGCGCGGCCGGAGCCTGGGGAACGGGCGGGACGCTCGGCGGTGCGGGCGGTGCGGTGCGGACGGGCGCGGCGCCGTTGGCGTTGTCGTACTGTCCCCACGGATTGACGCCGGGCGCGGCCGGGGCCTGGGGCATGGTGGGGACGGCGCCGGTCGCGGCGGCCAGCTCGGCGACGGTCTGGCGGGTCTTGGTGGGATCAGACGCGGCGGGCTTGGCGCCGCGTGCGACGACGAAAGCCGTCACGGCGTCCAGTTCGGCTTCCGTCATTTCGCTGATCACGATCGAATATTTCATGCTGTCATTTCCTCGAACGGTGGGTTATATGAGCACAAGTGAGCTTCTTGGGGCAAGGGATAACATCGGTGCTTCGTGATTACCAGGAAAAATTAAAAACCGATGTTTATGCATCCTGGAACGCTGGTAATCGAAACGTTTTGGCGGTTTCACCGACAGGGTCGGGCAAAACGGTGACGATGCAGGCGATCACGGATGATTTCGTCGGCATGACATGGTCGATCGCGCATCGTCGCGAACTGGTCGGTCAAATCAGTATGGCGGCCGCGTTGGCTGGTGTCTATCATCGAATAATCGCGCCGGATAAGATCGTTCGGATCATTATCGCGATGCACGTCAAGAAATATGGACGATCGTTCGTCCATCCCGAATCGAATCATATCGTCGCATCCGTCCAAACGATCAACGCCCGCATTGAACAGCTTCGCCCAATCATCGAACAGGCGAAGCTTTGGAACATGGATGAAGCTCACCACATCCTTGAAACCAATCTTTGGGGGACGTGCGTCGCTGAATTCAAGAATGCTTACGGCGCCGGTTATACGGCGTTGGCCCTGCGCGGGGACAAGAAACCGTTGCGCCGTGGATCGGGCGGCGTGTTCGACGATCTCGCGATGGGTCCTGAAGTCGGTGAACTGATCAAGCGCGGGTTCCTGGTCCCTTATGTGATCTATGGTCCGCAAGTGTCGTCGATCGATGTTTCGAACGTGCCGATCACTGCGAGCGGGGATTATTCGCCGACGAAGCTGTCGACCGAGGCGCGCAAGTCGTCGATCACCGGCGACATCATCCGCGATTATCTCCGGTTCACGCCGGGCAAGATCGGGGCGACGTTTTGCGTTGACGTTGGTATGGCCGAAGAAACGACACAGGCGTTTCAGCAAGCCGGCGTTCCGGCTTTCCTGATCACCGACCAGACGCCCGCCGACGCTCGATCCGACCTGATGAGCGACCTCGCATGCGGGATCAAGAAACAGGCGGTAAACGTCGGCATCATCGGCGAGGGCGTCGACGTGCCGGTGCTGGAGGTGGTCAGCCTCGGTTGCCCGAGCGACAGTCTCCAGAAATACCGGCAGGAAGTTGGGCGCGTGTTTCGCCCGGCGCCGCAGATCAACAAGACGGTTGGTGTGATCATCGATCACGTCAAGAACGTCGAGCGGCACGGCGCGCCGGACAAGATCGTCGTCCAGTCGCTCGACGGTCACACGAAGAAACCGCGCAACGCCATGAAGGACCCGGACGAAGTCCCGATCAGGACATGCCCGTCGTGCTGGCGCGTGTCGGAAGCCTGGACGGCGACATGCCAGCATTGCGGCTTCACGCCGGCGCCGGTGCTGCGCGGGCGGCCGGAATTGGTCGAAGGCGACCTGACCCTGTACACGCCGGAATTGCTCGCGCAGCTCGGCGCGGCCGCGATCGACATCATGAAGCCGCCGGCGTTGCCGTTCGGCGCCGGCATGCGCGCGGTGGAGGGGCGGCGCGCGGCCGCGCTGCGCGACCAGGAAGCGCAATTGTCCCTGCGCGATGCGATCGCATGGTGGGCGGGCGTCCAGCGCGACCTATACGATCGGAGCGACAACGAAGCTTACATTCGGTTCATGCGTAAATTCGGCATCGACGTCTATTCAGCACAAAGCTTAGGCGCCGTGGAAGCAACCAAGCTCAATGACTTGATATGGGAAGACATCGGGGATGACGTTGATCGAAAGCATGTTGCCTAAGAAACCGGCGATCGAGACCGAGCGCGGGACCGAACAGATCTTCGACGAGATGAAGACGATCGCGCTCGGGTTCGTCCGGCGAACCGAGGCGGTTGAAACGCAACTGAACCACATCATCGCGACGGTTTACACGAACCTGAAGCGACAGCATCAGGACGGTTTGCACCCTGAATTCGTGCCCATGATGGTCACATGGATGGATGTCGAGATCGCCAAGCTGAAGGACCTACGCGAGCGGTATCTTGTCGAGGTTGCCGCGCGACCGGTCGTCAAGGGTGACGGGTGATGCGCTGGCGCAAATGGTGGTGCGTGAACCACCATTGGGGGCGGTTCATGTTCGCCCGCACGCTGATCCGTGAGACGACCGCGTTCATCGAGAGCAACGATGCCAGCCGGCACATATGGCTGGATCAGGCTCGCTTCTATGTCCGCAAGTCCTATCGGCCGATCGGCGGAAGCTGGCGCCGGACCCTGGACATCGCGTCCGTCGAGGTGGTCGAGCCGTATCGCCGCATGGGCTATTTCTCGATTGCCCTGGTCGTGTTTCAGAACCAAGTGATGCGCCCGTCACTGGCGCTGATCGAGAACATCGACAAAGTCGACCATGGGCTGACCGTGGTCTATTTCGAGAGCGTGCTAAACGATGACTTGGCGACCTTCCTAATGGTCAAGCATCAGTATCAACAGGACTTAATGATTTACCCGCCAAGCTTTTATAGGATCATGAGACCGTGAATAAAGAACTCCATTCTGCCCTGATGACCCTTTGGGAATTCCGGGAATTCGTCCAGCGCGAAGCCAAGGTGTGGACCATCAACGGGTCGCATCACAACCCGATCTGGCAAAAGGTCGCTGAAGCGCTCGATGCCCATGGGATGAACGCGTGCTTCGGCACGCCGCCGGCGCCGGTGCTGGAGACGCCCGAACGCGTGCTGGTGTGGCATTGCCCGATGTGCGACGCGCGCGTTCCGGAAGCGCTCGCCGACTGTCCGGCGTGCGTGTCGGGCGTCGCTGAATTCGACCCGGCGGTCGAGGAACAGGCGCGGGTGCGCGGCGGCGCCCTGGACCCGACAGCCAAGGCGCGCGCCGTGTCGCGCGGTCAGGCGTCGTGGAGGAAGGGGCCGAACTATGGGGACTGGTATTGCGTCCGGTGCGACGTGAAGCTGGTCGGGCAATATGAACCCTGTGACCATTGCGCCGACGACCAGATCGCCGAACCGCTCGCCGCGACCATGTTCCGCGACCTGACCGAGACGGTCGCATGCGCCGTGAGGTCGAGAACGCCGAAACCTGCTTGCACACCCTCGGTCAGTTGCTCGACGACGACGACGACGTGCCGACGTGTCGGATCTGCGGATGCACCGCCGACGATTGCTCGGGATGCATCGAGCGGACGGGCGCGCCGTGTTCGTGGGCAGAATGGGATCTGTGCTCGGCGTGCGTGGATGACGCCCGGCTGATCGCCGAGATCGACGCGGTCGAAGGGTCGATCACCACCACGTCGGAGCGCCATATAACGGGCGCCGTCGACAAGGCATTGCGGAAGCTCGACCTCAATGCGGGCTATGGGAATCGCGGCCTGCGCGATGTCGGTGTCATGCAAGACTTTGGCAAGCCGTCGCCGGCCGCAAGGGACGTGCTCGCCAAGAACATGACCAAGGCGGTCGCCGACTTCGACGCGAAGGTGCTCGACGTGCTGACAGGCGGACGATCGGCGCCGATGACGGCCGCCTATGCGGCGAATCTGTTCCACAAAGACGCCGATCGCTTCATCGACATGATGTTGCCGCCATGGCCGACCGTCCGCTTACCCTTCTACGACGCCGATCTGGTCCGGTCGGTGAATGACACCGGGTCCGAGATCCTGACGGTCGGGCTCGGCATGACGGCAACGCCTGAAGGCGTGGTTCCGCCTTGCTCGTGTCTGGTGTCGATCGACCATGAGGACGGGCTTTGCACGCAATGCGGCGGCGTGTTGCCGACACCGGACAAGCATCTATGCGTCGATGAAGGGTGCGAGCATCACGAGGCGCCCGACGTTGCCGCGTGGCGCCCGGGCGTGGATGGTCCGACCGGCGACGGCGCGGCGGACCTTGACGCCCTGGACGCGGCTCTTTACGTCGGCGACGCGGTGTCATGCGTGCATATCTGGCGCCCGATCGAAGGGCGTTATCCCAAATGCGTCCTTTGCGGCGCCGAGGACATCCCGGCATGATCGACCCTGATGACCTGTTGCACGCGACGGCCGTGACCGTGGGCGACCACCTGGACGAGATCGCCGCGCTGTTCAAGCCCGGCGCGCGGATCTCGGTCGTGGTTTGGGTACCAGGGCGCCCAACCGTCGATTTCGTGCTGACCTCGCCGGAAGCGACGATCGACGACGTGATCGAGGTCTACACGCGCCGGCGAGATGACCCGGCGACGGTGCGCGGCCGGACCAGCATGCCGGCGGGCGCGGTGTCGGCGTGCTCGCATGAATTCCAGTCGTATTTCAGGGCAACCGGCGGCCGGTACGACAAATGCCGGCTATGCGAGGCGGAACGGCCGCTTCCGGAGAACCCGTCGATCCCGTATGTGCGCCCGGCGCGGACCGTGGAACGTGCAAAGCACTGCCGACGTGCTGGCGGTCAATGCGCTTGCTTGCCCAACTATTGCGATATGCAACCCCGTGAGGCGCAACGCGACGTGGAAGATCCGGTGGTCCCGTCGATCAGGGCATGCCGGCGGGCTGGTCCCGCATTACCGAGCGACACGCCTTGCGACTGCGATCACCCGAACCGGTGCGCGATCGTCGAGGCTTACACGACGGAAGGTGATGAGGGATGACTAAAGAACAACTCGAACAGCTCGACGCCCGCATGCATCTGTTGCGCCTGGAATGCTGGCGCGAAATTAAGGAAAGCGCCGACAAATCGCCGGCATACACCTTGTTGCGCGTGTATTCGAAGATGAAGATGCTTTGCGAATTCTATGACGGTTTGCGCAAGGCGCCGGTGGTGGTGACGCCCGATGAAGAACCGCCGTCGATCGTGAAGGTGTTCGGATGTCGCCGCGCGATCTTCGGCCCTGGAGTGGTGCGAGCGGCCGCCAAGGCGTGCGACTGCGATCACCCGAACGAATGCCGGATCGTGGATCTGTGCTCGCCTGAAGGTGATGAGGGATGACCCGGCGCTGTGATCATGCATGGACGGTCGCGGTCAGCAAGCGCGGCTTTGTAGTGGTGGTTCGACCGTATGGTGAGAAGCTTCATCAGCGGTGGTTCTGGAGCAATCCGCCCGCTGGTCATCCCATGCATCAACTTCATTCGGGGATGTGGCTTTGCCGGTCGCGGCCGCTGGTCTTCACCGACTATCGGAAAGCGCTCCGAACCGCTAAGCGGCTGAACGACGCGGTCCGCAGCATGACGCGCCACAACGAACGGATGCGTCAAGAACGGCTCACACGACAGAAGGTGATGAGGGATGAGTGACCGCATTAGCGCATGGGCGGCGAAATGGCGCATATCGCCTGAAGCGCTGAAAGAACTGTACGACCTGGACGCCCTGGAGCCGGACGCCGAGGTGCGCGGCGAAGCGGCGGTCGTGCGGGAATGCCGGCTTACAGCGGATGGTCACAACGCGGTGTTGTGGCGCAACAATTCCGGCGCGACATTTGACCAAACGGGTCGTATGATCCGGTATGGGCTCGGAAACGACAGCGCAAAGCTTAGCCGTGACTATAAATCATCCGATTTAGTCGGCATCGGGCCGGGCGGTGTCTTTATGGCGGTCGAATGCAAGGCGCCCGGTTGGAAGGGTCCCAAGAATGACCGCGACCGCGCGCAAGCCAATTTCATGAACCATGTGAGGGCAATGGGCGGGCGTGCGACCTTCGCAACGTCGGGCGCGCATGTCGTATCGGCAATTATGGGAAGACCTTGGATATGAGCAATCTAGGAGCACGCGGCGGCGCCGTCATTACCGAAGCGGCTTGGTCGCCTGACGATGTGCGGGCACGGGCGAAACCCCGGTCATTTGTGCATTTGGGGCCGCAGCAACGCGCCATTGTGATCATCACGGCCGCGACCGTGGTCGCTAAGCGCAACGGCATCATGGGAATCAACTGGCGGGACGTGCTGGAGGAGTGCAAGCCCGAAACCGCCATGGCGACGGCGCGGCGGACCTTCACAAGTCTAATGGACTTGCGCAAAGCAGTCGCCGAGCGTGCGAAGCGCGACGGTGATCAAGAACTGATCAACCAGGGTCGGGCGCATGGCCTGCTGAAGTAAACCGACCCTTAGGTCCGTTACATGGCAACGCCCGGCGTGGACCAACACGACCGGGCGTTTATTTTGGAGACGTGTCTAGATGCTTAATCCGGTACCGGTCAAAATGCAAGCGGTTCCAAAAGGGTTCGAGAAGTATAAGCAATTCATAAACTGGCGACTGGTTCCAGATAAAAAAAAACCCGGCAAATTCAAAAAGCTTCCGTGCAATAGCAACGGAACGATTATTTCCGCACATGACCCGACGCAATGGATGACCGCCGAACAAGCTTGCTTGTCCGAATACGGAATCGCGTTCGTCTTCACCGCACATGACCCCTTTTGGTTCATCGACCTCGACGAAGCGTGGAACGGGTCGTGTTGGTCGGAAATCGCCGATTGGTGCTTCCGGTGCTTCCCTGGTGCGGCGCTGGAGATATCGAACAGCGGGACGGGCCTGCATCTGTTCGGCGCGGGCTCGCACAGCTTGCCGGCGGATCACGGTTGCAAAAATATGTCCGCCGGCATCGAGCTATACACCCAAGGGCGTTTCGTCGCCCTGACGGGCACCAGCGCGGCCGGGAACGCGTTTCTCGACTATAGCGACCGGCTGGCGACCTTCGTGGTCCAGGCGCGCTTACAGCCGCGTGACACGACCCTGGAGGACCTTGGGGACGGTGATGCGGTCGATCCGCGCTATACGGGGCCGGCGGATGACGACGAACTGATCGCCCTGATGCTCGACAGCGTCGGGTCGGTCAAAACGCAGTTCGGGTCGAAGGCGCATGTCCGCGACCTTTGGGAAATGAACGTGCCGGTGCTCGAAGGGTGCATGTCGGCGCCGTCGCGCCAAGACGGCGTCAAATTCGACTGGTCGAGCGCCGACGCGTCGCTGATGTGGCATTTGAGTTTCTGGACCGGTCGCGACCGCGATCGCATGGTCCGGCTGTTCGAGCGCTCCAAGCTGTACCGGCCGGACAAATATGAGGGCAAGGGCGCCTATCGGCTTCCCCTGGTCCTGAAGCAAGGCTTCCGCAACACGGCCGTGTACGACCGCCCCAAGCCCGGCACGGCGATGCAGCCGATCGAGCCGGGCGCGGTCGCACCGTCGCAGCGCGGCGGCCGCTCGACCATGGACCTCGCCGAGCAGATCCAGCACTTCGACGGCTGTTGGTACATCCAGGCGTCGCACAGCGTCATGTTGCCCGATGGGCGGATCGTCCCGCCCAAAGTGTTCGACGTGGTCAAGGGCGGGCACAAGTTTCAGATGCAATATGACAACGGCAAGCCGACGACCGAGGCGTTCACCTGCTTCACGCAAAGTCGGATGCATACCTTCAACAGTGCAATTGATACGTGCTTTCGCCCTGATCGTGAACCCGGCGCCCTGGTGGATGGTCGGATAAACACATGGCGCGCGCCTGTCGTGGTCGAGACGCCGGGCGACATCACGCGGTTTCTGGAGCATGTCGCCCGCATGATCCCGAACCCGGTCGACCGCTCGATTCTGTTCGCCTATATGCAATCGCTCGCGCGCAATCCGGGGAAGAAATTCCAATGGGCTCCGGTGATCCAAGGCGTTCCCGGAAACGGCAAATCGCTGTTGATCCGGGTCCTGTATTACGCGATGTCGAAGGAGTTGTCGCATCTGCCCAAGGCGTCGCAACTCACCGAAAAATACAATTCGTGGATGGCCGAACGGATTTTTATCGGTGTCGAGGAAATCAAAGTCACGGATCGTCGTGAGGTGCTGGAGGACCTTAAGGACGCCGTGACGAACGATTGGATCGAAATTCGCGGCATGCATCGTGAAAAGAAGATGGCCGATAATTTCACCAATTGGCTGTTTTGCACGAACCATAAGGACGCAATTCCCGTCGATCGTTCAGAACGCCGATATGCGATCTTTTACACCGCTCAGCAAACGGTCGAGGATCTGGTTCGCGACGGCATGACCGACGATTATTTCGTCTCGCTTTACGATTGGCTGAAGGCGGGCGGTTATGCGGCCGTTGCGCACTGGTTGCGCCATGGCGCGATCGAGGCGGTGAAATATGATCCGGCGACCGTTTGCCAGCGCGCGCCGCACACGTCGTCGACCGCCGAGGCAATCGGCGTTTCGCTCGGTCGGGTCGAGCAGGAAATCATGGAAGCGGTCGACAACTGCGAACCCGGCTTTAAGGACGGCTGGATAAGCACAGGCGCTGTCGCGCGTTGGTTGCAACAGCGCGGCGCGCGCGATGTCAGTGCTCGCAAAATGGGCGAAATCCTTAAATCACTTGGATATACGCACGCTTTCAAATCGTCGGTGAAGGTGATGGAAGAAAACGGCGTTCGAGCGCACATCTATCGAAAGAACGATTCATTCCAGCACGGCGATCAAAACGATTTTCTAATCGCTCAAGGATATTCTTCAACATTGCGAAGCGGGTTCACTGTTCAGCCTGGAGCGGACCCGCTGGCGTCCTGATCGGATGTGACGGCTTCAGGACGCTATTAGGACGGATGGTTCAGGACGTGCAAAAACCCTTACATTTCCTATACTTATATCTTCTCCGTCCTAATGGTCCTAAAAAAGAAGGGGTATATATGAGGAAGGATAGAGGAAATAATAACGATAATAACAATGGATAGATGGATAGATGGATAGATGGATAGATGATGGTTTGAAGGGGAAAAAGGTAGGGGGGAAAGGGCCGATTAGGACATCAGGACGCCTTTGCGATAAGGTGTTGAAATATAACGGTTTTCAGGACGTCCCGATTTAAAACGCAAAATATCAGGACGGGTTGTCATGCTGAAATGGTATATCCTGGGTATAGTAGCGGTGTTTGTTTCAACCTTACGTTGGGAAAACGATCGCGGTTGGGGCGTGATCATCTCCTATGTCGCCCTAACCATCGTGGGTTATTGCGCTATCATGGTCCTGTGGAGGCTGAAGCGTGGATGGAACAATAGGCATGGGGGTAGGACCAGGGCGAAACGCCTGCCCTGTGATCATCATGAGGAACATGGGCTATGACCGCACCGTGGAGCGAGGGACAGCACGAATTCGGGTGGATGTACAAGACCAAGAGATGGCAGCACATCAGGTCGAGCGTGCTAAGGGACCATCCCTTATGTGCCGTGTGTTGGGAAAGGGGCCTGACAGTGGTTGCTACCGTGGTCCACCATCTGAATGCACACCGGGGAAGGTGGCATTTGTTCGTGGACCCTGATAACCTACAGGCCGTATGCAAACCTTGTCATGATGGCGAACTACAATTCGTTGAGCGTCGAGGTTATAGCAATTCTATAGGGGATGAGGGCTGGCCAATGGACAGTAATCACCCTGTAAACAAAGGGTAGGGGGGATCTTTTTTTCTAGAGTGATCACCCTACGGAC